ATCGTCGTACTTGAGGCTCTCGCTAATCATTTGAAACTGCAATTTTGCATCCATACAGAAGGCTTGAAGAAATCGCGCAACAACCTTGTAGGCGACAGCTCTGGTTGAACTTTCGGTGTTGGCAAGTCTTTCGTTCAAGAAGGATTCGATTCCGTCGATCTTCAGTTTCGCCAGTTCCGAGAGTGCGACATAGGCTTTCATACTCTCAGCTTCAGCAGGGTTTAGGAATCGGAAGTCATAATGCATATCATTTTCATTGCCGTCTAGTAGCGAGTCTATCTTAAGGTAGACTCGCTTGTCATCAAACGCACCTTGAAAAGAGATGAAAAGCGATTGTAGCCTCTGCTGACCGTCGAGAATCATATATGCTTCTTCTCCACGACCATCGGGAATCTGTGATACTATACGCATGCCCGTCTTGTAATCAGCACAGAAGTATCTTCGCCGAAGTTTAAGATTCGGCTTCCATGCCATGAGCGCCCCTATCGGATAGTCGGACATGATCGAGTCAAGAAGCTTTAGTATCCTCTCTTCCTCCCAAACAAATTGCCTCTGAATACTGGGAAGAATGAAATGGTGCTTCCCGATGTCCTCTACGACATCGTTAACGCGTTGACTCGATTCCATCCGTGGCATAATTCTAACCCTTCATTAGGATTTGGTGGAAAGTTTCTGTTGTGGGGCGGCAACGTTTGGTATTCGCGAAAGGCGCTTCGCCGCCTCCTGAAGTTCAGTGTTACCAAATCTGCCGTATGACCGAATCGTGATCCGAATATCGCTGTGGCCGACGATTTGACTGACCACCGGCAAGGGAACACCGGCATTCAAAGCCATTACAATGAAGGTGTCCCGCAGGTTGTGCAGTTTCAGCGGACGGCTGATCCCGGCAAGTTTGGCGGCCTTCGGGAACAGCTTGGTTACTTTCTCATTCATGGCGGCAAAGATTCGCCCTTTGTGCGGCTCAGGACGGTCGGAGAGCATCTTCCTTACGGGAGTCGTTAACGGCACAGCTCGTGCCTGCCCGGATTTTGTTCGCCCTGCTGGAACCAGTAGGAAGCCGTTTTTCACCCAGTCCCACTCTGCGGCCAGTGCCTCTCCTCGTCGCACGCCCGTCCAAGCGAGAAACGCAAGGAATGGAGCAATGGACTCGCCGTTGATTTTGAAGCCCTCCGAGGCTGTCAAAACGCTTTGCAGCTCGTCCGGTGTCAAGCTGTCGCGATGCTCTGCCCCGGGTGCTTTCACCTGAACGACAGATGGCGGTCTCCAGTCCGAGTAGAGCTCACGCTGAGCCCAGTTCATCAACGCCCGCAGGTTGCGTAGATGAATATTCACGGAGTGCGGACTCAGACGCTCCACGAGATGATCGCGGAATTGGGCAATATCGTCCCGTGTCAGCAGGCGCAACGGCTTTTCAGCGAGTACCTGTTTTGCCAATCGAACCGTGTGCTGTCTGCTGACCAGCGTTGAACGGCTCCAACTCTGTCCGCATGCTTCGAAATAGCGCGTGGACACTTCGCTGATAGATTCCCCGCCGCCCTTCTCCGCCGCTACAAACGGATCCCGCCCCGCCGCAATCTCAGACTCAATCCCTGCCACCATCTCCCGCGCTTCACGTTTGCTACTAGCGTTGGTATTGAAATCCTTCCACGTGCCATTCCGCAGCTTGACCTTGCCGTACCAGAACTCACCGGTTTTTAGTTTGCGTTTGTAGAGAGAAGACATTGTCTCGTCAGCTATCCTTCTTGCGCGTTAATGCTTCCAAGCGTCCAGTTTTCGCTTGAGGCCAATCTTAGGATTCAGCTTCATTGCAACCCGATAGCTATCAAGTGCTTCTAAGTACCGCCCTTCCGCTTCAGCAATTTCGCCCACCACTCGATAAGCACGCGCTTTCTGTGACTCAGAGATATCGACACCGCATGCAATTCGGAGTAGCCGAAGAGCCTCCACAGTATCTCCAGCGGCTCTTGCTTTCTCTGCCCAATCCATAGCTTGGTAACCCGAATCGGGACTCTGCGCAATTACCTCCCCATCGTACTTCACTTTCAATAGGAAGGGCATTCCACAATCTTGATACGGAGTTCCGACCATGATTGCACCTTCCTCAGGTACGACAGTTATTGAAGCACCTGGTTTCGGTGCAAGCTTCTCCCAAACAAGCCTGCCGTCGTTGAGTCGGAAGCAGAACAGCTTTGCGTAAGAATCGTCCGATGCCGCAGTAGTCAAGAATACACTAATGCCATCATGTGACATCGAAAGGCATCCCAGATTCAGTTTGAATTCATGCCTCGCCGTGGTCATACCGTCTGGACGTACGAATGCTAATGCTCCGTCCAACTTATCCGAGCTCAACCAGTCCGCAACAGCGGCGTAACCACCATCATTCACCACTGCACTATTTGGCCGTACAAATCCCGGCACGGAGAAACTCGCGGAGCTTGGCGGTTGCAGGCGCACGATCCCATCCTGCCACACTCCGTTCATGAAGTGGCCATCGGAGATAAATATTCTCGCGGTACGCGACGGAGATTCAATCCATGGGAGAAAGTCCCACAACTGTGTCTCATCAGACTCAAACATCCCTACTACCTCATAATAGAATCGTATCTCTGAAGGTGACACAAAAGGACTTCACCGGAATCCCATTCATACAACAGCTTAACCTTGCCGTATCAGAATTCGCCGGTTTTCAGTTTACGTTTGTAAAGGGAAGACATTTTTGATGAATGATATTGCACTCTCGACGAGGTTCCATAATATGCAAACCAACTCCGCAGGTACTTTGCTTCAAATCACGCCTCACTTATTGCCTTTCGCCATATCTTCACAATTAGCCATAGAACGTATATGAATGCAAGAGCGATTGGCCAATTCTCAATGATTGTCTTGATCATAGGCCAATTCGTTACCCATGCCGGAGGTGTGGCTTTGTCGTCGTACAGCTTAGTAACAGTTAACAACACAGGTCCCAGAAGAAATAGAAAATCAGCAACTATATCCATGACACGAAGCCACCACATACGTACGATGCGTACACCCGTCCGTATTCTCCAGTTAAGTTCATCCTTATGCTTCGCTGGGTCTTCGTTTCGTATAATACTAAATACGGTCTCTCCAATAGTCCGCTGCTTCACAAAGGATGGGATGAGCTCCCAGTGTCCGCTGTCATACGGAGAGTTAATAGTGAGTTCATATTTACTTTGATTGGCGAACAGTGACACGGACACTTCCAGCTCAACTTTGTGAGGCGCGGATCCTAACCTCTGCGTCCTGAATCTGTAGCAATATGACTTTCCTTCATTCAGGCAGTAGTGGGAACTGAGCAACTGACGATCATATCGTGGCACCACAACCTTGTCTTTGACACCAAGATATGACAACGCTTGGTGACGTCGTCGATACAACCCTTCAAGCTTCACTAATAGTGGCGGTTCGTAGTCCGTCACCTGTATTCCATCTTCTTCACAATCAAACCCGATCTTTGCGAGCGCCTGACATTCGGCTTCAAAGCTCGTATTTGCCTCTTCAGGCGTTCCTAATCCTCCGGTTGGTTCAGAAGTAAGAAATGCATACGCCTTTCCAAACTCGTCACCCATCACCGAACAAATCGCTTGCTGATAGCCATCGCTTGCGACTCTAAGTCCTGACTGTACTTCGAAGAAGAAATGCACAACATCACCGGGATCATCGCCCGTTTTGTAGCAGTCGCGGATGATTGCGCACCTGATCGGAAGAGACTCTACCCACTCATAAGTACTACCAATTCGTTTCTGCTTCAGGTAGAACACGATCGCATTCATTCCACGTAGAGGATTCTTCTTCGCACCTCGGTTTGGTACAAGATGTCTGAGTGCTTTGTGGACATGCTGAAGCTTATACCTAAAGTGCTGCGACTCTCCGTCTGGCAAACCAAGTGTTTCCAAAATGTCGACAATATACTCTTTTCGTGCATTCGAGGAAAACAGAAATACGGACGATTTCGATTTCTTCATGACTTTTGCCACATGATCCTTAAGAGAACTATATCTCGTGGGTGTGAGGGCGGCGTGCGCGCGAGCACCTCTTAGTAGCTCGGCGCGTGAGGCTTCTCCGTCTGAGGGGATAGGGCGGTCAGTGCCAAACTGTTCACGAGTGAAATCGACAACCGCGCCTGATGGTAACTGGTTCCAATAGTGATGAAGTTCTCGATTACGGAGTATCTTTCCCCCCAAGAAATGCTGCACCACCAAAGCTGTGACGGCGCACTGACCTACGGCTGGATTGTCGGCTTTCCATCGGTGTGCATCGTCCGGATACGCGGTATCGACACTCCAAGACGCCTTCATAGCGGCAGATAACCGTTGGACCTGTAGGATCTCAGTAGTCGTTAACTTTTCCCAAGCGTTCTCATCGATGAACATGCAATTCTCCGACTGCTCCTTTACGCACGGCCATATGTTCGATTCATCGGCGACATCCTAATGAGCGACGATACTATGATTGATTACTTGTAACACGCGCTGAAAGTAGACTTCTAAGGAACAATAAATGCCTCACTCTCACCCCTCACATTCACAAGGCAACTTCCCAAGTCATCATCCCACGTAGCAAAATGTCCATGCAGAACACGAAGTCGCATACCGCTTCGCACTTCAACAATATTCACATTCTGCAAAACGCAATTTTGAAATTCAAGTGACTCGTGCCGAATGACGCTGGTGCAGCGCGCCGTCCATACGCCTTTAGAACGCTGGGTCTCCAGTACAATTTCTACGTCAATAAAATGCTGACTATTTGTACCATAACGGTATGTTGCATGAGGTATGCAGCTGTTCCAATACGCGCTGCACAATTGTCTCACTTGACACGTACGACAGCGCTCTGGGTCAGTGGCTGCAGGCGGGTCACTGCCTGCGACTTGTGAAAGCACTTCCGAGGTGCGCTCGACAATCTGTAATTCGAACTCTCGTGCATCCTGGCCACGATATGGTTTGACCTCTGAGTCGTTGTGAGCATAAGATACGATCAGTCTGTTTGCAGGTCGCATCTTAGGATTCAGCTCAGCATCATGTAGCCACAACCATTCGTAAACATGCATCTGAAGTTCATGGTCTTCACTGGCCATGCCTGCCTTATGCTCGACGATCTCGACGGATGCATCCGAGATGTGTATTAGGTCAAGTCTTCCCCTCCACTTCTGACGCGGGTGTCTCAAAGCGAGTTCAGCAAAAGATCCACAAGTGATCTCCCCGCCAGATCCTATTCGTTGGCGCGTCATCTGGCCTTGATGACTACTGCCTACCAGATATGTGCGTGAAAGTATATGCTGTATTGTCTCACGCAAGCGGCCGTATTCTCGCTCAAGTCTTTCCAATAAGCGTTCGTGGTTAACACTCTGTCGAGGATTGTGTTCGATGTTGCTAGTCGCACGGCTAATCTCTTCAATGATAATTGCACGGAATCCACCAACGGATTTCATTGCTGCCACCGCACGGCCATCACTCATGCTGTCACAGCCACAGTCATTCAGAAGTGCAATTACACGCGCAATCGATGCATGCACTACGATGCCAAACGCTTGGCGATATCCAATGCGCCGAGGATAGCCCTTACCATGCCACAGCTCTGGATAATCTGCATTAGCTAGCGACCACCGAAGCGGGCAATCCTCTATTTCAATCAGAGTCGAGAAGGTCATCCAGTCTGGAGGTCCAGGCCATTTGACTGGCAATCTTGCGACAATCGCAGGACTAGCGTTCATCCAGAGTCCCCCCTTAGTGGCCAAGTCTCTGAAGCACTGTGCTGGTTGCCCACGGCAAATGCCGTCGGACAACGAGTTCATCGACCGCTAACACAGGGGTAGAAGTAGAATACTCTGTCAACTCGTTAAGTTTGGAATCAGGATAAACGTCAGGCGTCAACGGGTCGTGAAGCCCAATCATGAATTGTTGTCCTGTGCCTCGGCTAACCAATATTGGTACAACACAGTCGCCAATACCTGGCACAGTGACCAACTGGTTCTTGTCAATGCGCAGATCCGATATGCCCTGTCGGATGAGGTCTTGATAGAGGAGTTCGGTAGCTGCATCTATCCTATCAGGATCAGCGGTGTAGTCTTCTCCACCAAGTAGATAGCGCAGAAGTCGAGCGCCAAGATGACGATCAAGTAAATCGTGTTCTATCTTGTTCTTATAGCCTCGTAAGCATCGGTAGCATGAGCGGTCGCATCCTTGGGGGCAGTTGACAAGTATGCTCAACGCTCTATTGAAAAGCTCCAACCCCAGTTCACCTACGCGTCTTGAAAAACCGGCTCCGCCAGGGAGTGTATCATATAGATAGATCTCGGCTTCCACTCCTGAACGACCAGCAGATGTTAAAGCAGGTCGGAACTCAGCCTGTAATTCGTTTGACTCTAACTCCAATATGGAGCATGCCGCCCTATTCAGCGCCTCACAAAGCGTCCGCAACACTACGTCTGTTGCCAGCAAGCCTGGCTGCAATGTGAGAGGTGGTGTAACGCGAAGCGATATTAGCAACACATCAGAAATGAAATCGGTTCCAAGTACCATTCCTTTACTTGCCGCACCACCTTGACAATTTGGCTCACGTTCATCAGGATATGGCTTGGCATGCGCACTGAGTACCCCGCTGGTGGGCATGGCTGCTGGCTCAATTAGCCCGCACCGCGTGCAGTATGTGTATCCGTCTTGGGAAGGACCACGGTTTGTGACCAGCAGATGTTGGCGCGTGTAGTGCGTGCGCAGATGTTCGTTTAGTGTCTGCCACTGCAAGGGATCAGCCGGAGTGGGCGCAGTTAATTTAGCACGCGTGGCGAAACTTCGGGCTGGTTGATCATCTGGTGATGTGCCCTCAGGTCTGTTCGCTATGTGAGCGAAACCCGGCGGACGTAGCCAGAATCGAGCTTCTCCGAAAGTCCCCTTGCTGCCACACGCTTCGCAGTCTTGCCGATCCCCTCTGTGACCTCCTTCTACCGGAACTGTACGAGCGAAGTGACACACCTCACATTCGTAATACAAGCGTTTCTGCTGCCATGCGCGATACAGGTCGCTCCTTAGCGGTGAATAGAGTGCCCCCGACGTCCACAATTTGTTATTAATCCAGACCTCTTTCCCTGGTGCATATTGTGAAAGCGCAACCGCGAGTCCTTGCGATGGTGTATAGCGATAGGTTGGACGCAAATGACGGGACCTGTTGGGATCGAACACGTAGAAAGTGGCCACATCCGTAGGGAAAGCGTATCTTGGCAAAACGCCCTTGTAGAGAAGCCTATCCAACAGGTTTCCAGTGAGTGCCAAGTTTGTATGATTTTCCTCCGTTTCCGATTGAACTTCAGGCTCTGGAAGGGAATCGGGTGTTGCAAGCTCCGTAGAACTACTTGTTTCGTTTCCGCCTGCCCAGTCGATTGCAAAGTCAATCGCTTCAAGTGTATCTGCAACGAGTCGCTCCAAAACAGAGACCCTCTTATCACCAGAAATCTCGTATGGTAGCCACTCATCTACCGCCGTGCGTAATCCGTCTTCGTTTCCACGAAGCCAGCTCTCAAAATCAACGCGATTCAATACCGATTGTCTCATCTTAAACCGTTCAACAGTACCCAATACTTCAAACAAGTTCGATTCGCTCGCGTCCACAGTCGAATTTGCGAGTTTCGCTTGATGATACCGCTGAACAAGGTAGGCGGTGATGTGTCGCCGCGCGATCTCATCATTATCCAGCGTCAGACGCGGATCATCCACAGCCCCACGAATCATCACATCAGGGTTAGTGAAGTAATGCTCATCATGACTATCCGCACTGCCAAGGGCAATGACAGTGGCGACGGCATTGCCTCGCCTCCCAGCTCTTCCTGATCGTTGCTGGTAATTTGCCCTTGCTGGAGGCATGTTTCTCAAAGCTACCCCAGAGAGGCTGCCGATGTCGATTCCAACTTCCATTGTCGTCGTGCAAGAAAGCACATCTATTGCCGGGCGCTCTCTTCTGTCGCCCGTTTGTCCCAAGTCGACATCTTGGAAGAGTAACTCATGTTCCTCTGCAATTGAAAATACTTCATCAGCCTGCGCAGTGTTCAATTGTGCGGTGTGCTCTGCCGCAATAAGCGCCATAGGCCAGATTGGTGGACTCTTCATCGCCAGGAGAGTATGCCGCCGGTAGTATCCCTTTCTCGCCGAAAAGACTGAATCAGTGTCTGGGTTGATCACAGAAACATCGCCCGAATTACAGATGACACATACATTTCGACCTGGAAATGGGCGCTGCGTTGTTCTGCACGTTTGACAATACGCCCAAGCACCGCCAATTTCGAGAGTAACCTCGTTTCCTTTGAGGCGATGTTTGTTTTCGACCACCGGTTCGGCGAACCAAGATAGGAGGTTCGGAAGCCAGTCACGATCAAACAACTTCTTGTTGCTCTTCTCCTGTAGCAAACTACCAACTAGCTTGAATTGTCCGGAGTGACCTTCGATTTCATTGTTCCACCAAGAAGCTGGCATCCTGCTTAGCCAGTAGCCTTTGCTTTGCCAAGCTCGCAACCATAAGCGACAAAGTGCCAGTTTTTGTTCTTCCGTCTCAGCAAGATCGCCAATTCGTGGTAATCTGCAGATTTCTTGCTTGCGGCTTGATCTCTCAATCACCGACGCAAGAGCCAGCGATTCCAAGCCGTAATACCGATCCGTAAGAGCCTTCGTAATTGCGCGCAGCAGCGAAACAGGAACTGGAGCTGATCGTATGTCTGTGAATAGCTGGAGCATCCGTGCTGAATCAGTCAATGCTCCGTCTTCCGTAGCCCGCGACACAACCTCTTCAGCGTGGAAAGACTCACCCGCAGTCAATTCAGGTCGCAGTCGCACTCCGCCTTCCTTGGCCGCTATGAGTACCGCCAAGTAGAGGTCTTCCAGCGACAAGAGGGGCGCCACTGCAGAATTCTGGAGACGACGGTAACCGACAACAATGAGAGGCCTCAGCGCATCCTGTAGAGAGTAACTCTGGATATTCGGAGCCAATCTGGCGGCAGTCTGACGTGAATCCGAGAATACAAGGACTTTGCGGCCCCGGTGAGGAGCCAAGCGCGTTGCTAGTTTCGCATTCGGTGGTTGTACCTGAATTTGTTCACTGACTAGAGCCTCGAAAGGCTGATCACCCTTAGTCTGATGATCTTGTACAGTCGATTTCCCAAACGCAGCTGTTTCACCGCAAACGCCGCACGGGACAAATTGACCGTTGGTTTCGAGCCGGTTCGAGCGAATGAACGCTCGGCGTGTCCGAGGACCTAACGTCATTGGATTTAGCCGTCCGCACACCAAGTCCAGATCCACAGGCTCGACATCTTCCTTTATGGCCGGTTCTTCGAGTAAGATATCAATTGAAACAAGCTCCCTCACGGCCTCAGTGTGAGTTCTGAAAGCAAATCCTGCTGAGTTCCAAAGATACTCAGGATTTTCCAAATCATCCGTATATGCCCTAACGTAGGCAGTACCGCATTTGCGACAAGTGTACAACTCGTACACTCTACTGCCGCAGTCGCACGTGTCCCGTGGTTGACTATAAAGGCAACCAACAGGGCCTCCGCGCTCATCCACTGGTAATTCCGTGCATTGAGGATCAACGCATGTCCAGAGACCTGGTAAACCACGGAAGAACATATGAAGCCTACAGGGCAACAGACTTGGTTCGTTCGAGTTGGGACGAGCATAGCTGCCAAGAGCCAACATTACTGTAATTGCCCGAACGGCTTCTTCTTCGTCTATGCCAGGAAAAACAATGTCAGTAATCGCCTTGACATGCATAGCTTCAGTCATCGTCGCGTTGACTAGCAGACCAAAGGGAGGAAATGTCACCAGTGAGTCATACAACGCACGAGGCAGATCTGAATTACTATTCACTTTTCTATAGCGCAAAAAGGCATCCACAGATTGACGACGTTTTTCCTCATCTTCACCGGCATGAAATTCGCGCAAGTCTACACTCAGTATGGCTTCAACTTCGGCTTGTTGAGCTGCTCGCGCAACTTGGTAGAATGCCAGAGTTCCTTTGATTACATCAAAGTCCTCTACGCTCTTCCCTGATAGTTGAGCACCGAATGACGCTGCATGTTCCGGAATCTGAAAACTGGCACTCGTGCATATGACCTGCAATTGTCTCGGTGGAATTCCCAATCTCGCACGTAAACGTCGAAGCAGAAGCGCCACTTCGGCGCCAGCGGCGCCTCGATAAAGATGCGCCTCGTCTATCACAAGAAGTAGAGTTTCATCTGGATTCTCACGCAACCATTGTGCGGTCCTTTCAAAGATCGGTCCTTCAATCGGACGCATGAGCATGTATTCGAGCATTGAGTAGTTAGTGACGATAATGTCCGGTGGCGCGCTTAGTACCTCATGTCTAGTCAAGAGTTCTACATCATCTGGCAAAGTCACCCCGCGCAGAAACTGTCTCTGCCTGTCGTCATACCAGCGAGTACCGTCCCTACCGTACCATGATCCCATGTCGGGCTTTGCGGGCCATTTTCCGCGTGCCTTTAGCTCCGCAACCAGTCTCAATGCAGCTTCACCTTCCGGTGTATCGGGATGTTTGGCCAGTTCAAGATAATGGACGAAGAATTCTCTGATCGGTTTTAGTCTGTCCTGGTCCTTTGCAACACTGCGAACACCTGGATATAGAGTACGACTGGTATAACGCGCAAACCTTGCAGGCCTTCCTGACCAGGCCTTAAAAGCTGAAACAACTCTTGGATCTCCAAACAACATTCTGAGGCGGGCCAACTGATCGTTGACAAGCGCGTTCATTGGATACAAGAGGATAGCTCGCACGGCGGGATAATTTCGAAATGCCTGTGGCGATTCATGCGCCTCTTTGGCTAACTTCGCAAGAATTGGGAGAAGAAAGCACTCTGTTTTTCCAGACCCTGTACCTGTCATCACGACCAGACTGCGACCGCTAATTGCGGCTTTTTGAAGTGCTTCAGACTGATGTTGGTAAGGTGGATTGTGCAGCAGACTTGGCTGGTTCTTGTCTTTGCTGCATAACGCGAGTAGGAGGTTCAGTATCTCTTTACCTAATCCAATGTCTTCAAATCGCGTACCATTCACATACTTGGGTGTGCTCTCGATATATGGTATCTGAGAAATGACTCCCGGTCTTGTCAATAGTCGGCGGCGCTGCTCTACCAACAACGGGTGGCTGATATGGTATGTGGCTTCAACATATTCCTGCAGTGCGCTGTGAAGAGACTGTGCTGTTTCGGTTATCGTGTGGATATGATCAGCCATGGTGGCACCGATGAGCCCTTTTCATTGAGATTTCTCAGATAGCCAGATCTGTTTTTGGGCAATTTCCAGTTCTTGCTCAAGATCCTGTGGGGAAAAGCGATACGCAAAGAGACAGCCGCTGGCAGGCACCGATTGACCGATGATGTCCCAGCGTCTCTGAATAAACATCGGCAAAGGCGAGAAGAACTTGACCAGCACAGAATCTCGGTTGTCCTTGATGACACAAAATTGTTGTGGATGACCACTTACGCTGTCAATTGCAGCTTGAATATACCAGGCCCAATCGCACCCTCGCAATTGACTTCGAGGCATAGGCAGATCTAGTACATATCGGGGTCGTCCATTCGCGAGATCGACATAACACCAAATGTCGGGTCCGTATTTTCTGACCCTTCGCCCCACGAATCGTCCTGTGTGCGAGGTTGGAATCACCCACCGGCCTCGATAGTAGGTGACCTGTTTGCTGGGCTCGATAATGGTCAACCCGTCGATGTCACCGTGTTGCGCATTCTTTTCAAGGATCACATTTGCATAGGCAAGTAGCTCAGACGGTGAATCGTAACCGGGGACTTCAAGCCAAACCGCTTCTGGGATCTCTATGAACCCTGTTGATAACAGGAATCGTGGTAGATCCGGGCGTACTTCTGATCCAAGCCTCCGTACGTGATTCGTGTACTCGATCATGTAGGTTAGATCTGAAGGGAGTGGAGATGTTAGGTCAGGAGTTATCCCAATCAGAATTACCGAACCATTCGCGCGCCGAACGAATGACGGTGGCGAGATGTATACCAAGCTCTTGCCCGCATCTCCTTCATTCTCATGCTGCTCCTGGACATGCAGGTCTCCATACGCTATCATGGCAGAGAGTGTTTGCTCGACATCCTCTGTCATCTCTTCTTCGTCAGCGAGACCAGTTAGGCAGGAACAGACGCTGGTTGACAACAATCGAGCAGAGCAAGGGCACATCAAACTGGCGCTTCGTCGAAGCAACGCTGCGATTGACTCGATAGACGAAAGGTCAAGACTTGCGGCGTCAAGACCGAGGGCTGCGACAGACGCCGAATGTACGTCGTTGGGGGTCACGACTATCATGTCAAATCAGAATTCCCTTTGTTTCAATTATTGCCCGTTTCGGGATCTTGAATACTCAATTCGGATGTAAGTACAAGGTACCTTGCCAATCGCACCAAGATCGGACTATCTAGTAGCATTTTTATCCCAAACTCTACCTCTTCATCTGTGCGGCTATACAATTCACTCGGAGCTTTGCAGAAACAAATCGCGAACTCGCAAATCCACTTGGCAGGATCCCGCACCGACATATCGTCCAGTGAATGATCGCGCCCAAACGATCTGATATCATGTTTGACGTCACTCACAATGTGATATCTATCTACTAAATCGCGCATATACTTGATTTTGTCGAGGTCATTCATTACAGCAAGGCTTGCACTATCTCTACCCAGCAGTACTGCAATTGCCTGCTGTTCCTTTCTTTGCGAAATGTGCCCCTGTAGGTCAGTAAGTAGCCTAGCGAAATCCTGATTGTCATTGGCGCGCTCGTAACCTAGCCATTTCTCGCCAGCAATGCAGCCGACCATATGAACAGAGAGAGCCCTCAGTACCATAGCACGGCTAATGTGTGCTGGGACGTTTCCAGGCAACCGTGCGCTTTCCCATGCGGAGAACGTCTGAACTAGTCTGCGCAGATCCGACACCGACCTGCGACATGGTAGTAGATTGAGCGATGGCTTCAGGTCCTCTAGACTCTTCACTTGCTGAGGAACAATTATCGATGTCCCTCCACGATCTCGGCGCGCTATGTACAATCCACCACTCCCAGGATCGACATACTTATCTGAGAGTAACGGCGAATCCAATATCTCGATCCGATCCGGTGAACCAAATGTCGCGTGTTCTACCACCAGGCGGTCTGCTTGGTCCGCATCGTCTATGAGTTGTAGCGCATAGTGCTGTTGGTCACGAGTTAGTCTCCAACGAACTGGTGTGTAAAGGCGTTCGCAATGAAGCACTTGTCGTCCAACGTATCCCGCGTCAAATAGGATTTTGCACGAATTCGCAAGGTCATAACGGTCCTGAATGTCAGTATTTTTGCATACATGTTTGTCGAACAGCTCGTGCCACTCCAGGGCTGTCTTAGGGAGTGATATTGTGGGAATCTGTTTTTCGTAAAATGCTGCATTACTACCTCGTTCAAAAAGTGAAAATTTACTTTTCACCTTTTGCCCCACTGGCCCCCACATGTCAACAAGGATCCTACCTTCCCAAAGATCTTCAAGTGCTGGATTTGGTGGATCGATTGTTACGCGGAAACCACTCTGTGCCAGGGTACCGGGACTCCACGGTCTTGGCTCGCGAATCAGGATAGAAAATTCACCTCTCGCAATGTCCACAGTTTCAGCATTCTGCCTCGCGAACACTTCCAGGCGATGATTCCCCGTAGATAGACGCGGTAACTGAATGTACATCGGATCATTTCCTGGGATCGCCGCCCTTGTAATCTCGCTATCACCGTGGCCGTCCAAGATGACTCTCACAGACGACATTGCCAGATCGCTTGAAAGTGCAATGGTAGGTCTGTCAGTTGATAGCCATTGTGCTTGGCCGTCTCGATTCCAGTTATCAGCAGGCAACCCCGCCGGCCATATCCTTATGCTGGTCGTAACGCTAAGGCCAAGTCTGTTGATTCTCTCCGCCCAGTCAACAGAATCAATTTCGAGCGGTGCCAACTGATGCGCAAAGACCCCAGCACAATCTAGTGCTACGGGTGTGCCCGCGTAATCTTGTTTACCGGGCACTTCAGTGGCAACGAAAACGTATTCCGCTCCCGCATGAATCGATTTCGAACGTACGTAGCGCGCAATATTGTCTGTTCCAATCCTAAAAAGCCAGGATGCGCCAGGTTGCATTCGGAATGCGGCAGAGAGAAGCGAAGCGAACTCATTACCCTTAGGTTCAAATTGGAGCAGTTCTTCGTTAGGTAGTGGCCATCTTTCGAGCACAACTTGTTGAGAACCGTACAGCAAATATCCACGCGCAAATGGAGTCCGTTTGGTAGACGACGGTATACTGCAGCGGGTTGTCTCCAATGTCCTACGAAGTTGCGGCAATTCTGTCAGAAGTGGAGCCAAGTCGGGAATTCGTAGAATCGCCTTCCAGGTACCGGAGCTCTCTCTTTGCAAGAAGAGTTGAGGGTCAAGGGAAAGTGACTTCACCTTGACACCAATCTCAGGTTCGGTCAGCCTTGTCGACTCACCACGAGCGCCTCTTGCACGAAAGCCTTTGAAATCAAGCTTCTGAGTAACTCGTCTAGCATCCAGCAGCCACTCTTGAGCAATCTGTTCTTCCGTGAGATTGCGTGCAATCCGGTCGAGTGTAGAAGGGAGAATCAAGGCATCTGCAGCATGCTTATCCTGAAACAGAAGAGCGGCGGAGATGCGTCCAACCAAGTATGTATCTTCAGCGAAGTGCTGAAACCGCGAAGTCATTCTCCAACTGTGCGCGCCAATCATCTTGCCCAGTTTGTCAGGTGACTCAATGTGCTCTGCACGAAATGAAAAACGCAATTCATAAAGTAATTGCGCAAGTTGTCGTTGAAGATCGCGCGGAAGGATTGCATGCGTTATAGGCCAACAGATAATTGTGAAGTGATTCGCCCATGCTCCCGACGGATCTGCGCCGTTGAACGAATCCCTGAATTTCATGAAATAGTGGCGAATCCAGTTGCGATCCCCTCGTTCTTGCCAACCCGGTGTATAGCTACCAAAAGTCTGCCAGTATTCCTCGCCCGAGTAGTTGTACCCAATCTCAGTTGCATAGACAACCCAGGGTAGAAAGTGCTCGCATAAAGCACTGTTCCCCTTCAGTACAGCCCAAACCGCTTGGCAGAGATCACGCCTCTGCTCTTCATCCAATCCATGTTCCATGGCATAAACAGGGTACTCTGACGACCTCGTTTGCCTCAAATCGTGGAAATGGGCATCAAGATGTTTGTGCCATTCCGGGATATTCATGGGTTCGTGTTACGCAGTTCGGCTGTTCATATGGTTGTTGTGTGTTTAGCAGTTGAATGAGGCACCGCCTGCCATGAGGATGGCGGTCCGCCATTGTTAAGTGCCGCAAGTAGCACGGACGGATGAAAGTCTCTGTATCGCTGGTCGCGACTGCTTCGCGGTATTATCCAGCGCCGAAGACAAAAGTCAGCAATGTCTGCCGCCGAAATTGCGCAGCTCCGAACATTGACATTGTTGCCCAATAATATCGCTCGCCAGTTGTGTGCCAATGGAATAGCATACACCTCTCTCTCGATTCCATGCTTGAGAACAGATTCGCCAGAGATTCCAATGTGATCCAATGCTGTTCGAACGACTCGAAAACGCCAGTTTGGCCCCATTCCAAACCTGTGAGCGGATGCGTATGGATGACCTATTTGAATGAGGTAGCGTTTCATTAGTTCAAACACATCTCCAGAAACGTGGAAATGCCCGTAGCCTTTTGTATTCCCTATTCGCACAAACTGTGGGCCGTTAGGAATATCAAGCCTGTTGTAAATCGAAGATCTTCCCAAGGCAGACGTTGTTGTGAGCAGCACTAGTCGAGCGCGCTTCGACTCGCCACTGATAACGGAGGTTGCGTTGAGATACTTGTCCTCGTAAGCCTTCTTAATCTCCCTGCTACACATTAGCGCGGCAATCAGTTTGCCTCCAATGAGCTGGGAATAGGGCGGGACTGCGCCTACAACATATGCATCCATTACATGGACTAGTCGGTCTCTCCTATCTGTAGAAGTCCACCCGACAAAGTCATCACGCGCTGACAAATTGAATACCGGATCACCAAGTGCAAATACACCCATCAATTTCCCATTGTGCTTGTCACGCACGAGGAAACGAAGCCGACGACCAAATCCTTGCGATACTGGCACTGACCACAGTGAGGTCGCGAAGCGAAAAAGGTCGGATTCAACGGTTTCAGGATGAACTTCTTCCAACTGTGGACAAATCAATTCTGGCGCAATCTCAACACCTGCGGCGAATTCCCTCAGCAACACTTGACCATGTTCTCGTATGAACACGCTATTGGCTAACAATCGTTCATTGCGATTAAGTGAATGGAGATCGCGAATGCGTTGCTTGTCTGATTGAGTGCCCGGCGGGTCACCATTAGCACCAAGGAAGAAACCTCCTGCAATAAGTTGCGTCTCGACAGCAGTCTGCAGATCCGCCTTTGTAATCTTCGACCGCTGACGAAATCTCGTCACTAACTTATTGGAAGTCGAGTGATTGCACTCCGTTCCATTGTGAGTTGCGTGACCCGCCCGCAATGGCTGGTCGTGTCTCAACGGTTCTATCACATAGTGTGCCAACTGTGCAATCATAGATCGTTTAGTGCCACGCCCGAGGGATATTCCACAAACCCGGCACATGCGACGCAAGTCTCCCACGGAAAGCGAATTCAACGCTTCATGGAGAGAGTGGTTTCGTAATGACAAGATCGTCTTAACAAGACTCTCCTTGGGTAAGCGAGATGCCCCTTCGATTCCTAGTTTTTGACTCGCGCGGAGGAGCGTGCGCTTAGTACAGTTTGCCAGTGCCGCAATCCATCTCTCTCGGCAATTTTCAAGTGGTTTCGTTTGCAATTTGATACTGTAATCCCGGAAGGTTGGCGCACCTAATGATGTTAAATACCACAAAGCTCAAGCAAAAGGAAGCTCGGCGAAGCATCGCGAAGAACCGGATGGTTCGCAAGCCACCTAAGATCTGGTAGACGATGATCAGACTATTGCGGCAGGACGATGTGACGAGGGTGAAAAATGGGCATGCGCACCAAATGGTAGCTCGAAACCCATTGGTCTTCCTGATTTCCGAGCACGGTTGGGACGGAATCTGACTCGCAGTGGTAACTTGTGCTTGCAGGGGCATGCTGCTCGTAAATGGACTGAAAGTGTAAAGTTATGTAAGCGAAAGCAACTGGTTGAATAATCTGACAAGTTCAGGAGGAGGATCGGCGGGAGGAAAAAAATCTGGCGAGTCATTTGGGGCATGATCTCTCAAATGCAATCTTAACCTCAAGGTAGCTTTTTAGCCGCCATTTCGGCAGCCTTGACTGGCACGTCTGTTCATCGTATATTAACCAGATGTTCAATTATCGCTATCTATGTCATTAATAACATTTATGATATGCCTTCCCGCGTCAAGCATAGCTCTCCGGATTCTCTTAAGGTCTCTTTCCGTAAGATCAGCGTCCTTCGGCAGGTCAATCTCGACTACGAGTCGCCGCTGCACGGGAGTTTTCGAGTCCGCCTTCGAATCGAGGAAGTAGTCCTCAGCGAGACCGAGTGCCCCGGCGATCAGGCGAAGCGTCCCCTCCGTCGGATCCGTCGTACCCGACTGTAGATTGTAGAGGGTCTTGACGGATAGTCCTGTTTTGTCGGCAATTCGCTTCTTCGCTCCTCGCTGAGAGAGCGTGAAGGCAAGCTCTTTATGTCGTTTGTCGGGTTTCATTTATGACAATTATCGGCAATTTTGCCGATTCAATTTGACAAACAGGAAATATTACTTTATATTGCATTCGAATCAAACGAGAAAAACACCCCCGCCGCTGATGATCTTGCAGGGCCAGCAGCGACGGAGGCGAAACAAACCAGCCAGAGCTTTCGCTCCGAGAGGCCGCAATTGCAATATAAAGTAAAGCACGACGAATGTCAATGCAAAGATTCGCATGACTTAACGAGTGAGCAGGTTTGCGGCCTTCTTGGGGTTAGTCGCGGGTGGTTGAACCGTCACGGCCACATCTTCAAACGGCGGCAACAGCCGGGTCGTGGTTGTAACGGTCGGGAGTGGCGCTATGATCGAGAAAGCGTCGAAGCCTACCGTGATAGCGGATTCAAAGAGATCGAACTCAATGAGGATCCCTATCGCGGCAAGAGCGTCGCCGAAATCGCAGCGATTGCCAAGGAGAGAGTCAGGCGCGGCCTTGTGAGCACGAGCTCATAGGGTTCGCGCTTTTTGTTTTGATCGAATCCACCAACCCAAAGGAGAATGCCACATGCAGACCGCACAAATCGGAACTATGATCCACCACGACAGCCGCAAGTATGAAGAGGCAATCGCGCACGCGCTACCCGTTGCGCACCAGAAGCTCGAAGCAATGATCGAATCAGGACGGGCGAAGCAGGCACAGGTCATCACGCACCTCATGGACGAGGCCGAGCGCCGCAAGGACTACCTCGTTCCCGCTTCGAAGTTTCAGTTCGATGGCCGGATGATCGAAGCCACTCCCCTATCGTTGCAAATCGGTGACGACGGAGAGAACGGGCTATTCTTCAACGACTACTCGTTCGGCCAGATGGCGAGCATCCTTGGTGTTCCGGAACGGTTCATTAAGGGCGTTTTCGATGAAGATCCGGACGTCGGTGCGAACATTCTGAACGACCTTCGCTACCGGCTCGGCGATTCCCGCCGCCTGATACGCGAAGTGGACGGCACGATTCGCGCGGTGCTTTCCGACCGCTACAAGCCGATAGATCAGGGACGGGTCATTGAGATGTTCCTCAAGGCCGTGCAGGAGACGGGCGCGCTACCGCTCGACGGATTCTGCACCGACAGACGTTACGTACTCCGTGCAGTGATTCCGCAGATACTGGAGCCGATGCCGAATGAAGTCGTTGCGCTCGGCGTTCACATCAGTTCTTCCGACTACGGCGCGGGAGCCTTGAACCTCGCGGTCTTTCAGATTCGGATGTGGTGCACGAATCTCGCCGTCGGTGAAAGCGTCTTCCGCGAGATTCATCTCGGCAGTCGCATGAACGACGACGACGGCTTGATCCAGTGGAGCGGTCGCACCGTCAGCCTTCAAGGAATGACAGCGCTCAGCGAAATGAAGGACGCGATGCGAGCCATCCTCGCACCGGAGAATCGGGACCGGATCGAAGCTTCGTGGCGAGCGGCGGCGATGGAGCGCATCAATACGCAGGGTGAAGCCGACAAACTCCGCAAGCAAAACATCCTCTCGAAGGAAGACGCCGACAACATCGTGAAGTTGGTACAGAACGAGCAGCGTATTGAAGTGCTTCCGTCCACGCCGGATCCGAACAGCAAACTCCGATTCGCGCAGGCGCTGAGCTGGCTCGCGCAACAGGCCGAAGGCGAGAAGCGGCTCGATTTGGAAGTGGCAGCCGGTCGCTATCTGAACAACTGAGAAGCGGAAACGCCGGGGGCGGGCAACCGCCTCCGGCCCTCCGAATCTTCAAGGAGAGCAGACATGACACGACTGACGAAGCCGGTAACGCGAGTTACCGCACCCCACAATCCTTACGGCACACTCCGGCGCGACATCAACATCACTTTGGAGCCGGGCGGCCTCATCACGCTGCGTGAAGCGCGTAGGCGGCAGAGCTATTCGATTACGGTGGACTCGTTGTTTCTACTCCTCATCAGGCGTGAGCATGATGCAAAACAAAAGGAGAAGTCCACAAAGCGAGCTCCATCTACGGGCGGACAACGCACAAAGCGCAAATCACGAAAGGAGAAATAGCCATGAACAATGGACACCTCAACACCAATGCCCTCAAGCAATATTGGGAGTCGATTTCAGACCTCTACAATCTGTGCGGTCAAGTCAGCGTCCATGAGGGCGATGTGACCTTCTGGGCGAACTCAGTTCGCAACAACGCCAAGAGTCTTGCCGACTCGCTGAAATACCTCGAACGCGAACTGGACAAACGGGAGCTTGCAGAACGCGAACAGGCTGAGCGCGAATTGGCGGCGCGCTCGCAAGCGATTGTCACGGAGGTAGCTTGATGAACCATCTTGACCAAGAGTACCGCCGAACTGGTATCGGCGGATCGGACGTCGGTGCGATTCTGGGCGTCAACCCGTTTCGTTCACCACTCGACGTGTACATGGACAAACTCGGGCTTAGAGTGCCTGAGCCGGAAAACGAAAAGATGCTTTGGGGACGGGTGCTGGAACCCGCCATTGCACAGGAGTTCTGTGAGCGACACGGTTTCGCGATGATTCCCGGGCGGCATAAGACCGACGAGATTGACGGTGTGAGAGTATTCGGAACCACGGACTTCCTGCTTCACAATCCCGGCTTCCATGTACTCGAAATCAAGACAGCAGGCAGCCAGATGGCGAAGTTCTGGGGTGAGCCGGGAACGGACAACGCTCCGCTCACCTACATCGCTCAGGTCGCGCTCTACTTAATGCTCGAAGACGTGGATCAAGGCTTCATCGCCGCGCTCATCGGCGGGCAGGATTATCGCGAGTATGAGATTCCGCGTGATCGCGAACTTGAAGCGGCGATTCGCGAGGCGGTCGTTGAGTTCTGGAAAGGATGTGTAGAAGGCCAAAACCCACCACAAGCGCGCTCAGCCGAAGAGTACCAGAAGTTCCTACGCGCGCGGTATCCACGCTCAAGGGGAAACCTTCTGCAAGCTGATCCAGCAGCCGCTACGCGAATGCGAGAACTGGCGAACATCCGCACCGAATTGAAAGCCCTCGAAGCTCAGGAGCTCGATTGCGTGACCTTCCTGCAAGGCGTCATTGCCGAAAGCGACGGTGTGCAGTCCGAAGAGTTTCAAGCGACGTGGAAGAGCGCCAAGGATACGGAGGTCATTGATTTCAAGCAACTGGTCGATGACCTCAAGCTCCCAAAGGAGCAGATCGACCGCTACAAGTCCAAGAAGCCCGGTGCCCGGCGCTTCCTGTTCAAACAACTCAAAGCCGCATAAGGGATACCATCCATGACTGAAACAAGCGTCACACGCAACGAATTCACCCTTGCACCGGCAGAGCAACAGAGCAACGCCGTGGCGAAAACTGATCATCAGCGAGCAATCGCCGAAGTGCAAGCGGCGATGGTCATTGCGAGAATGAACCCCCGCGATCCGGTGGCCGCCATGGACCGGATCCTGAATGCATGTCAGCGCAAGACCCTGGCCGAGTCCGCGCTCTACACCTACGCACGAGGTGGATCGAACATCAGCGGCCCGAGTATCCGGCTCGCTGAGGTTGCCGCGCAGAACTGGGGGAATATCCAGTTTGGCATCCGCGAGCTTGAGCAGCGCAACGGCGAGAGCACCGTGCAAGCGTATGCGTGGGACGTTGAGACCAACACGAGGCGCGAGGTTACCTTTCAGGTTCCCCACATGCGCTTCACCAAGCAGGGTTCATATCGCCTGACCGACCCACGCGACATTTACGAGATGGTGGCGAATCAAGGTGCACGACGACTGCGGGCCTGCATTCTCGCGGTGATTCCCGGTGATGTGATCGAGACGGCTGTGAACCAGTGCAATGAGACGATGCACGCCAAGGCCGATACATCGAAGGAGAACATCCAACGGCTGGTCGGTGCGTTCACCGAATTCGGCGTCACGAAGGAACAGATTGAGCGGCGCATTCAAAGGCGCATCGATGCGATTCAACCCGCACAGGTGGTTTCATTGCAGAAGATTTTCCTGAGCCTTCGTGACGGCATGAGCGGCCCGGAAGACTGGTTCGATCCTTCTGAAGAGGATTCCGCCGCTCAAGAGGCAACCGGAGTAAAGGGACTCAAGTCCGCTCTCGGTGTCGGCAAGAAACAGGAGACCATATCAGGCATCGACGAGCCAGCAAAGGCCTGATTCCTCCCCTACTGCGGCGGGGCGGGTAGGTGGGATTGGCATTCTCCGCCCGCTCTGCTTGCGGGGGAGAACTCACTCGTCAGCCCCTATGTCCAAATCAACAGATCAAGGAATCGTTTATGGATGCACGGAAACTTGCAGAATTTGACCGCATGATTTCGACCGCCCAGTGCTTGCGCGAAGACGTAATCGCCGCCTGTCGTGCACTGCACATGGCAGCACAGAGGATTGAGCGTGGTGACTTCAGCGATACCGAGTCGTTGTCCAACCACTATCAGTTCATCATCGAAACGCACGCTGAGCTCGGGGCGAAGCTCAAAAAGCTTGGTGTGACGAGCGGTGCTATCTCAGTCATTCCCTCAAACGGCAACGGCAAAGTCACAGTAGCGTCTTAGGGAATCATGGACCGCTCGACCTACACGGCACTTGTGAGTTTATTCCGAAACCGGCCACGCGGGTTGGCGATCAGCCGCGCAGATCTTCAGGCACGCCTGATTGAAATGTGTGGTATGGAGATTCACTTACGCGAGTTGCAGCGCTTGCTCGATGAAGTCACAATGCAAGAGCACTGGTGCATCGTGTCAGAGACTCGCGGCTACTGGCGGCTCGATGAAAACGCCACGGCAGAGGACATTGCCGCCGCCGAACATTCCGTGAACACTCTCCGCGCCCATGCACAGGCGGAAATGGACAAGGCAAGGCTGCGCGAGAAGTGGATTGACATGATCAAGACGATTCGCGAAACAAGGGAAAGGTCACGGACGAGAGTTGCACAACAGGCAGCACTCTTCGCTTGAAAGAATCCGCATGAGAACACAGCTTGTATCGTCCGTCCCGAAACTTCTGCGCGTGTCCGAAGCGGCACGCTACTTCGGCGTCAGCCGAAATTTTATCCAACGCCTTCTCGATGGCGGTGATCTGCCCTGCATCCGGCTCGACGACTACAAAATCCGCATCGCGAAGTCAGATCTCGACAAGTGGATACGAAAGAACCGTGCAACTTACAAACGCGCCGAGGCCAGGAATAAGCGGCTTGGGAAGAGGCCACGACCACGTGAACGCGAAACCCGGCAAACTTGAGATTCTAAGGGTACGAATCCTTGATACACTCAGACGAGGCAAGGAACCAATGACTCCGCGCGATGTCGCCGCAGCACTCGGGATTGATGTGAGCCACGGATACACTGACAGCATCGCACGCGTCGGACAACAACTGGACAAGCTGTGGAAGCACGGAATCATTCAATGCACAACACTACAGCGAAAGCAACGGCGATACTGGATCAATCCGGAGACTCCGATTGAAAAGAACGACCTTTCTAACCATCGCACTTCTCGTGCTGACCGCCTTGACCGCGACTGCATTTATCCCTCTGCCTCAGATGCTGCGGATCAGACCGGGATGTACACTGTCGGTGGCACGGAGTCTTCATCCGACAGTGCGGTGCGGCGACACCCTGATCGCATACCTGGCCGACGCCGCTGGTAACCTCGCGACGGCCTGGGCTGTCGTGGATTCGACGACTACCGATTCCTTCTACGTTCACATCGCTCCCAATTACACCAAGGGCCAACATGGAAGACCATAGCATCATTCACACCACAGGCGATGTCTTGACAGCAGCGAACCTGCGCGATGCCACCAGTGAGTTACGCAGACTCGTTCTCAAGAACGCGCACCGGTTGCCGAAAGCGCGGCAACTCGCAGACAAACTCGGAAGTATCGAATCCATCATCGTCGAGGATCTGGCGAAGCCGGTTGACGACGGACAGGAGGCTCTACCGCTCGACAAGCCTGAACCGGTCGAAGCGGAGCTTGGCTACGGCAACGGACGTGCACAGCGTCGGAAAGCATCATGAAGAAGCGTACTCCCGTAACGCGAACTGCACTGATCTGGCTTTGGAACAGCGAACCGCGCAAGGTCCCGTTAGCCGTGATGCTCACGACCGCCGAACTGGAGAGCGGAATAGGCACCGAACGGTACGATGCGACGGCAGAACGCTATGAAGAATCGTTGAAGGCGCGAAAACAGAAATGGTCAGCGTCCGACTGCACGAGCTACGGGCTGTTCCAGATTCTCGGGGTCAACTGGAGGGCCATCGGGAATGAATTCGCTATCTATTCCGACCAGCATAGAGTGTTTGTCAACGGCACGTCACCACTGACGCTCGACGATCTGATTCGCATTCAGATGCGAGCCTACGACCGGTTCATGGGGACGCTGATTCGGAAGTTCGGACTTCCGAAGGCATTCCGTCGCTACAACGGAAGTGGCCCGGCGGCTGATCGCTATCAGGCTAAAGCAGAACGAATCATGGCTCGCGTCGAAGCAGAAGTAGGCGCCAACCATGAACACACGTAATGGCACATCATGTTCTATCGGTTTCCTCGACAACAAGATCTTACGTTTTCCCCGTTAAGCCAGCAGCCCGTGTGTGCGGAGTCGAGGACGCCCGCCGGGCTGTTGGTGATCGGGAGTATTAGCTATGGCGACGCGCGGACGACCGAAGACTGACAACATTTTCCGGTTCAATGTCGCGACAGATCTCACTGACAACAAGCGGTTCATCCGGTTCAAGCGTTGCCTCGGAACTGACGAACGAACGGCATATCTCACTCTCGTCCGGTTCTTCAACTTCGTTGCGTCCAATTACGCACTGACCGGACGGATTTCCGTCAATTTCCGCGACGATAATTCACGGGAAGATGCGGATGTGATTGCTGACTTCTGTTGGTGGGACGGCGATCCGCAGATCCTGATCTCTGGATTGCACGAAAGCGGCTTCTTGGAAGACGACGGAACCGTCCATGAGTGGTTCGAGAATCAGCCCTATGCCTCGAAGAAACTTCGAGATAGGGATTTCCAGTCAATTTCCGAAACGAAAAATAACGGTAATTCACGCCCAATCGAAGGACAAATCGAAGGAAAAGAGGAATGTATTCCATCGAAGGCCTCCGACGCGCGCGAGCACGTACGAACTGTGGATAAGTCAATAAGTCCCTCGATACCCCCGATGCCATCGAGCGCTAAAGCGCATTCTCCTTCGAGCCAGAACGGAGCCAAAATACCGCCCGAAATCGTGATGCTGGCGAACGACCTGCTCAGCACTGCTCACATTTCTGATAGACAAGACCGACGGGACATCGCATGGGACGTGTATCACTCAGTCAAGGCGAATCGTGAGCACGATGTGCACCGGCTCATCTCGGAAATCAAGCAGGGAGAGCATAGCGAGGCAAGAAACATTGTGGCCGTCATCAGGTCGAAACTTCGCCCTGAACCCGGATAGCACGCCCATAGCGCCGAGATCAGAGTGCCCGATAATCTGTTCATCCTGTCTGAGCTGTGACGCACCAGACGCCCTTTGCTGCTTAAAAACCGGGTGATCGAATGACCAACTCTTTTTACTCAACTTACCTACCTGAATGACGACGTGAGCATTCTTTGCATGAGTAACTGTGCAGAAAAATGGTCGGAGCGCATCACTACCCTCTTGTCCGTCTATGGCTGGAGCCAGGCTCGTTTTGCCATGCGCCTGAAGTGCCATGTGCAGACCGTGGGGAATTGGGTGCACGGGCGGTCGGTTCCGATTGAAGCCTATCGCGACAAGATCGAGGAACTGGAACGGCGCAAGGGACTGAGGGCGTGCGACGATGAGGCGCTCTGACATGCAGAAGTTCGTGCAGGGACTCGCGGACTTGACGGAAACGGAATACCGGTTCCTGCTGTCGTTCTGCGGCATTGATCCGCCTGGCGGGCCGCGTGACGCTCAGCGGGCGTATCTGGCAATCCGGCCAAACGTCAAGACCATTTCGGCTCAGGTCTATGGCCGTCAATTACTCAAGCGGATTCGCGAAAAGGGTGCGCTACCCGAACTATTCGAGTTGCGCCATCTCGGTATCAACCGCGCCGTGGACTTACTCGACGAGTGTGCGCGTGCCGAGAATGTGAAAGTAATCCGCCACCGGAATGGTGTGTGGGACTACGTGTACGCGCCGGACTACCGCACGCGGCTAAGAGCGGCGAGAATGCTGCTGGAGATTCACGGGATGGTCGGGCCGGAGGCGCAAGTGAACATCAACATTGACAACCGCAAGACGTTTGCCCAAGCGGTTGCAGAACAAGCGGAAACCGAAGAACGAAAGCGGCTCTCTGTTAGCGAGGGCCAATCCGATGTTGACGACGCAAACTTCAAAGAAACAGAGTGACAACCCGGCATGGCGGCAGTCGCACCTGAGATCATCGTCGTACGGAACCAAAGACTCAAGGATGCTGAAGTCCAGTACAAGGACGATCCCGAGGCATTCGCTGCAGATGTACTTGGGCTCATTCTCTGGGACAGACTCATCGAATACCTCTGGAGCGTGGCACGGCACCAGAATACCGCGCTCAAAGCATGTTTCGCATCCAGCAAGACATATGGACTCGCGGCGATCTGTTTGTGGTACCTGTTCACCCGCTACAACAGCAAGGTCGTCACCACCGCACCCACACGCAGGCAAGTGCGCGACCTGCTGTGGGCAGACATCGCCAGCCTGCACGCGAACAGCCCGATCATTCTCGGTGGCGAGTGTCTTACGGAACGATTGCAGCTTGGCCGCAGGTGGTTCGCAGTTGGATTCACGGCGAACAAGCGCAATCAGGCCACGTTTCAGGGCTACCATGCACCCGGCGGCGTGCTCTATGCCATAGACGAAGCAACCGGCGTTGCACCCAACATCTTCGGCGCACGCGACCGGATCATCGTCGCTCCCGATGATCGATTTGTCTGCATCGGCAACCCAACGGATCCCAACTGCGAATTCGCGCGGGCGTTCAAAGACCCGACGTTCAACAAGCTTCAGATCACAGCCTACGAGACTCCCAACGTCCGCGCCGGAAAGACAGTCATTCCGGGAATGGTCACCATCGAATGGTTGCGCGACAAAGAACTCCGATGGAAAGATCGCATCCCTCAGCTTTGGCTTAGCATGGTTATGGCAGACTTTCCGGAAGGCCAAGACGACGCGCTGATTCCGTTGTCGTGGATCGAAGCCTCGATGGTTCGATGGGAACAGATGCGCGAACAAGAATCGGTTGTTCAGGAGGCCCGCAGAATTCTCGGTATTGACGTAGCGACCACCGGCACTGACTATTCGGTCTTCGCGCCACGCATTGGCAACTGGATTGAGGAACTGCGTTCCTACAGTGGCAAGGACACTCAGGAAGTCGCGGCCCTTGCGCAGATCGAACATGCGCGGGGTTACGAGTTAGCGGTTGACGCTATTGGAGTCGGTGCGGGCGTGGCCGACGCGCTGATTCAAGCCGGAGTGCCGGTGCACAAGGTGATCGGAAGCGCGGCCAGCGAGAAAATGGACAGCACAGGATCGTTCGGATTCTCGAATGTGCGTAGTGAGTTGCACTGGAGTATGCGCGAGCGGCTTGATCCGCACGGCTTGAATCCACTTGCACTCCCGAGAGATGAGCTTCTCCGCGAGGAACTTGCGGCTCCAATCTGGAAGCCTGTAGTCGGTGGCAAAGTGCAGATTGAGCCCAAGGACAAGGTCAAGGAGAAGCTCGGTCGCAGTCCAGACAGAGCCGATGCCGTAATCAACACGCTCGCCGTCGAGAACTTTGCGACACCGGCCTACATCCCGCCAACGCCGGACTTGGCACACGACAAGAGACAGCATAAAGCAATAGAACGAAAACGGAGGTGGTAAGGTGGGGCTTCTGGAGAGGCTCGGAATCCGGCGACAGACCGCAGCAGTCGCCATCCCATTGCGCGAAAGCGAGACAAGTCGTTGGATCAGAATCGGCGGCGGGCTGCGGTACAACCGCGACATGTCCGCCAACGACATCTACGAAACATGCGACCGTGCCTATCGCGCGTGGCGGCTGAATCCGTTTGTCAAGCGGGTGACGGAAATGTGGGTAAACTTCGTTGTCGGCTCCGGGCTGACCTTCTCGGCGAACGACGAGCGCGTGCAAGTCGTGCTGGACGACTTTGTGAAGCGCAACAAGCTGAACCTGCGGATGAAGAAGCGAGCGCGTGAGGCATTCCTGTTCGGCGAGATTATCTGCGTACCAAATGTAAACGTCGCGACAGGAAATACACGCCTTTCGTTTCTCGACCCGCTGCAAGTGAGCAAGGTTGAGCTCGATCCATTCGACGGCGATAATCCGGTGGCGATTGTGGTGTACGGACAGGACGGGCAGGCTATACCTTTGCCCATCGTGCGCGAGGACGAGGCAGGCGTGGCCGCGCTACGCATACCGGAACTATATGGAGTCAAGCGACCCGGCGGCTTCAACACGCCACTCATGACGATGAATCGAAAGGTCGGTCGCGCGTTCTACCTTGCCTTCAATAGCATCGTAGGCACGATGCGCGGCACCTCCGATCTGCTCACAATTCTCGACTGGTGCGCGGGAACGGAAGACCTCCTTTGGGAATTCCGCTCTCGAGCGGAAAGCCAGAACCGTTTATTCGGAGTCATTACAATCAAGGGTGCGACTCCCGCTCAACTTCGCAAATACCGGGACAAGGACTCGTCCGAGTACATTCCACCTCCGGGCACCGAGAAAGAAGCATGGGCCTATGCGAACGAGAACATCGCCTTTGCCTTCGTGACTCCACAGCTTGGCGCAAGCGACATCGCTGAGGCCATTCGGCTGTTCAAGACGATGATCGAAATCGGCGGCGGCCCGCCCGAGCACTACATGGGGCAAGCGAAGGAAATGACCTATGCTTCGGCACAGGATGCCTCGAATCCTTTCTTGCAGCAGATTCGCTCCGGTCAACAGGAATTCACAGAGTTCTGGGTGGAGATTGCGCAGTACGTCATGGATCAGAAACTGATTTTCACCAACGAACTGGATGGAGTCACTGATCTAACCGTCACGGTGAAGGCTCCTGAGGTCGTGCCCGAGGATGCAAAATATCAGGCGGAACTTGCCAATCAGTTCACGCAGGTGGTCGTTGCGTGGCGCACAAACAACTGGATCAACGACGAGCAGGCGATTGACCTGATGCACCAGATCGCGCAGGCAGCAGGAATGAAAGTCAAAGTCATGGAAGAGATGATCGGCCCAGTTGCCGCACAACAGACGTGGGCGCAGGAAGCTCTGCGTCGCATCAGCATACCGGAACCGGACCCACGACTAAGGGCACAATTATGAGCAAAGAAGTCCTCACGTTGAACGGGTTTCCCGTGGAACGCCGCCGCCTCGATGAATTGGTCAAAGCACCGTGGAATCCGCGTCGAATCAGCGACGACCAGAAGACAGCGTTGCAGAGGTCATTGGGAGAGTTTGGCGTAGTCGAGCCCATCGTATGGAATGAAGTCACGGGACACATCGTGGCCGGACACCAGCGGCTCGACGCGATGATGGCGAACGGTCAGACCGAAACGGACGTGGTTGTGGTACGACTCGATGAAACCCACGAGAAGCAACTGAACATCGCCCTTAACAGGATCAGTGGTGAATGGGATGACGACCTGCTGCAAGAGCTACTCACAGAGTTGAAGGCAGAAGGCGCAGACTTGTCGTTGACTGGATTCAGCGAAGCAGAGCTCGACGAAATGCTGGCGACGGAGACCGGCCCAGATGAAACTCCGGAACTGACGGAAGAGCAAACTCTCAACCTGAATCTCGCATGGCAGGAATGGGCTCGCGACACGCTGCAATTTATCGAAGCTTTGGCTCCGTTTGGCGTGGTCTCACATAACTGCACGAAAGCGATTGCACGAATCTACTTCCTGCGTGCGCTGTACCTCGGTGAACGGTACCCGCGTTGGACATCACATGCCTTTCATCCACGACAGATTCACGTTGCGGGTCATGCGCACAGCATGATTGACGCGCTGAAGTTCTTCGTCGATGATTTGGGACAGGGCGACTCGTTTCGCTGGTGCCTGAAGGACAAGCCGTCCATTGATGTGATCCTTGCGCAGAGCTTGCCTATTGGCAGTTGCCGAATTGCGCCCGACTTCCCGGCGGAACTCGCTCGCGATCTGATCAATGAGTTCTGTCCTGAGGGCGGCGTGGTGTTGGATCCGTGTCATGGTTGGGGCGGGCGGCTCGTCGGTTTCTTGCTAAGTAATGCCTCTGCTTACACCGGATTCGACCCGGCAGAGTCCACACATGCCGGAACCAAAGCACTTTTCGAGGATTTCTCGCGGTTTACGCCGGGCAAGTGCGCAGAATTCTTCTGCAAGTGCTTTGAAGACGGCAAACTGGAAGCGGAGAGCTTTGACTTTGCGTTCACATCTCCGCCCTATTTCAATGTCGAGAAATATGAAGGCGAAAACTCCAGCTTTCGAAAGTTCAAGAAGTTCGAGGTTTGGGACACAGGCTTCTATCGTGAGCTAATCCATAGAACAGCGCGAGCGCTAAGACCGAATGCCGTGTTCGCTCTGCAAGTGGGGAATCAGAAGCGCCCGCTCGAACAAAGAGCGAAAGAACATGCGCAGGACTGCGGTCTGGAACATATCGAAACTCGCGCGTCCGGCATGACCAACAACTGGACGGAGACTCCCGAAGAAGAAGGCGAAGTCGTCGTGCTCTTTCGCAAGGCATGAGTTTGAAGATCACTCGTGAGTGGCGCGCCTTCCAAATCGCCAAGCTAAGACAAACTGAATCCAAGAACGACGTGGTTCCGCTGATCGGTAACATGCCTACGATGCGGCTGATTTTGGCATGGCCAAAGGTGGAACTGTGCATACCCGACGAAATCGAAGTTGCCGATCCACCCGGGAGTACCATCAAGTTGCTGTGGTTTGGAATCGAGTTAGACTTCGTCTCTCTCGCAGAAATAACACGCGTGCCCGTATCCGTCATTAAACAGCATATCCGCGAGGCGCAACTGCACCGATGGATATATCCCGACGGATCGGTTCACGCACACGCATTGGAACTCGCTCGCGGAACCATTGTGAAGGTAGCGCGGGGCAAGGAGGAATGAGCAAGATATGCCCGTAACACCGGAAGAAGTCAGGCAATTCGAGCAGCGTGTGCGGTCGTTGCAGAGGAGTGCGGGGTCGCTAACTAATGAGGCACGGGTTCAGGTGCGAGCGATTGTTGATGAGCACCGGCGGCGCATCAAGGAATTGATTGACCACTACCCGCCGAAAACACAACTTCCCGCCGGGGATGTGCCAAAGCTGAGCGCACAAATCCGGCGGGAAGTGAATGAAATGATCGCTGATGCGAAGGAAGTGTTACATCGTGCGGAAGAAGCCGTGTGGAGCAAAGGAGTCGCGGCAGGGCAGGAACTGGCTACCGCGTTGGGGATCGAGGGATCATTCTTCTCCCCTACTCCGGAGCTACTTTCGATTGCGACTGGCTACAGCGCGGACTTGATCGAATCCATTTCGACTGATCTGCTGCCTAAGGTCAACGGTGTGTTGTCGCGTGGCGTGCTGGGCAGCCTGACACCTTACGAAACCATGCAGGAGATTGATATGCTACTGGGGCGCGCGGGTCAGCGCGGGGTAAGCTATCAGGCGGAGCGGATCGTGCGGACAGAGGTTTCGCGGGTGTACTCGATTGCGCTCGATAATCAGGTTCAGGCGCTCGCGGCGATGCTTGATAGCCCGCAGAAGCTACTTAAGCAATGGGTTGCAGGACCGTGGCGTCCGGGTAGGCGGGAAGAACATCAGCGAATTGACGGCCAGCAGGTTTTTGTAACTGAACCGTTCAAACTCTACGACGGCAGGATCAAACTCATGTACCCCCGCGATCCCTCCGGTCCGCCGGGTGAGACGATCAACTGCGGGTGCTCCTGGATTATTGTGCCCGAATCGCTGGTCAGCGCCTTTCACCGCGCCGAATCGGAAACGATGTAGGTATCTATATTTTAGGCATATACCATAAATTTGTTTATTGACATGATAGGTAAGTAATTGATATTACTTGTATGATTCTATTGTGATTCTAAGGCGCCTACCAAGACGGTAGGCGTTTGACATTCGTACTGAATTCCTCTCGCATTTTGTGCCTCTCAATGAGGCATTTTTTCTGTAAATTCGATGGGTGAATTTATTAAACTTAATAATATACAGCAATATATACATTCTTAATTATCACTTACGCAATATTGCGCTTGTTATATTGCGTTAGTATATTTGTGCCATCATAATCAACCATCCTACAGGAGGTAGGAGAAATGGACAGCCGTCAGATTGATTTGATCGCAAAGGATCTTCCCCTCTATCGCCGGGGGCCATTGGCTGAAGCTTGGGATACGATCATGGCCATGTGGGCATGGCTGATCGATCCCGAAGCACCTATTTGGGGAAAGGTGATCATTCTCGCGTGCCTTGCTTACATAGTCTGTCCCTTCGATGCCATCCCCGACTTTATCCCTGTCGCTGGACTGTCGGACGATCTCGCCGTGGTTCTTGCCGCTGCTGCAAAGCTCGGGTCGGAACTCGAGCGCTATAAGCGGAAGCAATAACTCAATCACAACGTGCCGTACTGGGAACCTTCATAGTTGCCAGTGCTGTACATCATTCCACGATATTTATTATAGGAGAAAGAACATGCTGAATCTTCGCTCGCTTCGCGAACACCATCCAAGGTTGCGTGTTGGTGACCGAATAATGAGTCAACAGGAACTGGCCGAGATTATGGGGGTTTCGTCTGATCAGATCTCGCGCTGGGAACAGCTGGAAGATGTGTCCGAGAACATCCCTGCACGACCACTGCATCGGCTATCGAATTATCTGGGCATTTCCATGGAAGACCTCATGAACTGGTCTCCTGAGGAATCTTCAAACCTTTTCCAGACTGGATTTGGTGATCCGCTGGCAGAGCACACCAAACGAGCAGCCATTTTGGAGAATCATGTGGGTGGGCGACTCAGGGAGCTGGTTGAGGAGTCCAGACGAGACGGAATGACAAGTACATTGGACCTTGCCGATCAGCTACGTCTCGTGCAATCGGAGGTATTACATCGACCATTGATAGCGTTGGTTGGAGCTTTCGATTCTGGGAAAAGCTCCATGGCGAACATCATGCTTGACGCCAACACGATTCCTGTGGCCTGGCAGCCACTGACTGCCGCCCCTGTCCTTCTGCGTCACCAAGAAAGGCGCCCGTCCGCCCTCCCCCCCGACGATCGCGTGTTTCTCATTTTCCCCCATGATCGGGCGGCCAAGCCAACACAATTCGAGTTCAGACGGATAGATGATCCTGATTACATGGCTCGTTGGCACATAGAACCGGCAAACGACAAAGACCTCCGTGAGTATACCACGCGTCAAAGCCGAATGTCGCGCGAAGAGCGTGCAGTTTCAGTTCTGATATTGTCCGATGCTCCAGTGCTAAGATACTGCGACATCGTAGACACGCCGGGATTCGATGCAGGTCTTGAAGACGGTCTCAGCGACCAAGATGCAGAAACTGCTGAAAGCGTCACACGTGAGGCGGACGGTTTCATCCTCATGTCAAAAATGAACGGATTTCTTGCGGGCCAAGACATCATGAGGCTGAACGACCTTTTGCGGCGACCGGTACCACTGTACGGATCGAACAACACACCTATACCATTAGGGCATGTACTCGTCGTCGCGACGCAAGCTGACATTGATCCGTTGGGCGTTACTGTGATGCTCGATGCCGCCGCAGATCGCGTCTTCGGAGCAATCCGACGGGACGGGACACGAGGGCCGTCCCAGCTCGCTCGAGTTGCCTTTGAATATTGTGAGGCGGAGTACAAGCGATCTCTGACATATACTGATTTTCGGAGCCGACTTGTCCCATTCTCGACCAAACGAGTTGACCTGCAGCGAGACCTTCGCTCCCAACTGCAAATCGGACTCCTCGATCCGATAATCAGTTTGTTTGCCAAGCGCCAGGATGAGATTGTTGGCAGGTTCAAGTCGCACGCATCTGAGGTTTTGGCAAATGAGATTCGGCGTTATGAGGCAGTGATGCACGAACGTCAAGAGACACAGAAGCAACTCGACCATGCAAAGGCCACGCGAGATTCAAATCGGGCTCGTTTGCGCGCCGAGCGGGATGATGTTATCCATGTAATCGATGCTGTCCGCGAGAGTAATGTGAGTAGCTTCTCCGCGTGGTGGAGCCGCACTATCACACCTGAAAACGTAGAACGCGAAATTAGACAGAGGGGTTATGGACGGAAGGAGGCGCAGGAGTACATTGGCCAAAACCTCATTGATCTCGCAAAAGATGAAGTGATCTCCACGCTGAATGATGGCATGAGTAAACACGTGGGACCAAAACTTGATTCCTTCTTTGATAGCTACAAGGAATACGCGCTAAAAGACCTTTCGATCGGAACGTTTGGGTCGGAAACGATTCCTTTCGATTTTCAAGGCGCCGTCGCGGGAGGACTTGCCTCAGCCGCCGTTCTCGGTGGATTAGCGATCTGGGCCTCAACTTTCGGGAGTCTTGGTTGGTACGTCCTCGCCGCGAAAGGCGTATCGCTGCTGGCCGCATTAGGAATATCTGTCGGAGGGACAGCTGCGGGAATTTCGGCAATCGCTGCGCTAGGGGGGCCAATACTCTGGGCAGTCGGTCTCGCGGTCCTTGCAGGCATTCTTATATGGAGTTTGTTTGGCAAATCATGGCAGAGAAGATTGGCCGAGAAGGTCTGCGACGTGTTGAATGAGAAGGAACTTCGTGGTAGCATTATAGGCGACATGAATCGATTCTGGAATGACACCAAAGATGGCGTGATGCACGTTGTGCAGCACCTTGAGAACCGCATCGACGAACACATCGCGGACATGGAACGTCTGCTGCAAGAAACCCAGCCAGAGAAACTTCAGGGACTCATTGATAAATGCCATGACCATAAAAGTTTTTTCGAAGGTTTGCCTTGGTCAACACCGTGATCATGGACAAGGCAGCGAATTAGTCAACCTCACAAACGCGAGATACTTCCGACCCGCGTCGGTCTTGCCGTCATGAGGGCATCGATGATGCAATGATCCGGGATTTCAACTCCTAAGCCAAATATTGAAGTAACCTCAGCCACAAACCAGGAGGATATAATGGACAAGCGTACTGGCAGCGGACTTTGGGATGGCGATCGCGAGCGCAGCCACTCCGAAGATCCTTACTACGACGCCCACAAGGAGCGTGAACGGGACGAGGCGAACAGCCGCTACACCTCAAACCCCGACGACGACGAAAAGACTGCGGACGACAAGTACACGGATTGGCGCGATGAAGGCAACTAGCCAATCGCAGACCACGAACCCTAACTAAGGAGAGGGAAAATGCTACAGATTCTCGGATCACTCTTCAAAGCCGCCGTTACAGTGGCCAAGAACCCGGCGGTGCGAAAGACCGCAGCCACCGCCACTCAGAAGGCGATCATTGCGGGATCGTCGGCTGCTGCCGCCACGGCAGCCACTATCGCTGTGAAAAAGGCAATGGACCCCAAGCAATCCCGCGCGTAAGCATCAAGAGCACCCGATGGCTGGGCGGGAATTCAAGAGCCGGCCCGTGCACCAGCCGCACGGGCCACATACCGGAGGTTCTTCGATGTCTCTCTTTCCGTGGAACGAATTGTGGTCATACGCCCGTGACAGTCATTCGCCGAAATGGTTGATAGTTGTCACGAGTGTTCTGATTAGACTGTGCTCGCCTTCTCATCATGGGAGCAATTGCGCGTGACCGCCGATTCTGTACATGGCAAGTGACGAATTTCTGACGCACAGTGTGGGATTCCAGAGGTACCCCGCGTAGCGCTCGTCTTCTCCGTCCTTCACTTCGCCCAAAAACCCCTACAATCTTCATTCGAAGGTTGTAGGGGTTTGTTTTTCAAGGGCTTGACGTAGAGCGGTGTGAGCTGTATGTTTGGGCCATGCACCGTATCAGATTCAGACGGATCTCGGAAGCCCGGATTCTGGCGGGCGATCAGACCGGGCGCAAGTGGGAGGTCATGGTCATCAAGGCCGGTCTCTCCCACAACCTGTGCCCGGATGGGTACCGGTATTTCTACGATCCGGCGATGCTCAAGGAGGCCATGCCTCTCTTTGATGGGGTGCCCGCCTATGCCTTCGAGTTCAACCCGGAGTACTTCAACCACGTACCGGACGACGCGATCCAGATTAAGCAACAGGCGGGAATCGCCAAGAACAAGGTCGGTGAATACACGAAGCCGCACTGGGGAACGGACGACGAGGGCAACGAAGGCATCATCTGCACGCTGACGCTGGTGGACGACGAACTCGCGGGCAAGATGCGCGAGGCGTGGAATTCAGGCCTACGCGATTTCGTCGGCTACTCCATTGACGGCGAAGGCGACTACGAATTGAAGCACGTTGGCGGCCAGACGGTTGCCAACGTGTTGCTCTCTACGGTGGACTCCGTGGACATTGTGACCTCTCCGGCGGCGGGAGGCAAAAACCTACGCTTAGTTGCCGCTCAATCCCACCACTCACACGAGGACAAGAGAACGATGAACGCACAAGTGCGAGCGGCCATCTTTCGCCTGCTGGAAGCGCGGAAGGCGGAAAAGGAACGCTCCAATCGGATCCTCGAAGCGGACGACGCAAGCGCAGCGACCGTTGCTGTCGAGGAACTCAAGAAAGAGGCCGACGCCATGCAGAGACAATCCGGCATGGAGAAGGCCGTGCTGCTTGCCAAAGAAGCCATTTCCGCGCTGCAATCGGGCAATGCGGACAGTGCGCTCGCCGCGCTGCAGAAGCTGCTTGACTTGCAGCCGGAGACACCGCCCCAGAACGAACCGAAAGGGCAACAGCAACAGGCGAACGTGCCTGCAGCACAGGCTTCGGACATGCCGAAGGAACCGGCAGGCGCGAACGGCGGAAGTGCGGGAACGCCTGACCAGATGCTTAAGCTGAAGGAAGAAGTCGAAACGCTGAAGAATGAGCTTGATCAGGATAAGTCTGTCAAGCTGATCGAAGCCAGCAATCTTCCGGAAGCATCGAAGGAACACCTCAAGGAAAGCGTGCGGAATCGCAACTTGACGAGTCAGCGCGTGCGCGAAGCAATTCAAGCCGAACAAAAGTATCTCGAACGGCTCGGCGTCGGCAATCCGCAGAACGTGCAGTTTCGTGAGGCCGGGCGCGAGGATGTCATTCTCGCTGTGGACGGGTTCTTCGATAACGCCGACCTGAAAGACGACAAGGGACGCATCGTCCGCCGGTTCCGCAGCATCCGTGAAGCGGCTATTCGCGGCTTCGGCGTTTCACACGACGTAGCACAGAACGCCGACCGGCTACTCGGAATGATCTGCCGCAATTCGTACGCGTCTTCCGTGCGTTTGGCCGAAAGCATGACCACGACAACGTTCGATCAGGTCTTCGGCGATGCACTGCATCGGAAGCTGATGAAGGAATACCAGCTTCCCCTGTGGAACGACTGGCAGAACATCGTGGAAATCGTGGACGACATCACCGACTTCCGCGATCATAACTTCGTGCGACTTGGATATTGGGGCGAGTTGCCAGATGTGGATCCGGACGGCGGCACCTTCCCTGATCTGCCCGACCTTGCCGATGAGCAGGTCGCGTTGAATGTGACCACCAAGGGTGGCATCTTCAGCATCACGCGCAAGATGATCGTGAATGACGACATGCGCGCCATTCGGCTGTTGCCGGTGCGCGCGGGTCGCGCCTTGAAGATGCGCATCTATCGCGGAGTGTTCGGCGCGCTGATCAACAACACCGTGTGTGGATACGACAGCACCGCTCTTCTTCACGCCAACCACGCCAATCGCGCTGGTGGATCGGACACGTTGTCAGCACCCGCGCTGAATGCCGCGCGCTCGAAGATGTTCATGCAAAAGGCAGCGCTCTCCGACGCTACCGAACCCGAATACCTTGGAGAAGCCAACACGCCACGCTGGTTGATTGTCCACCCGGACAACGAGCAGATCGCGCTTGCGCTGACAAAGTCAGTCGCGGCGGTACAGCTTGCACAAGCGGCGGGCGGCTATGCTGTGAATCAGTACCTGGCGGCCAACACGGTGCCGAATCTCCACCAGAACACGATGGACTACATCCTGTGTCCGCGCGTTCCGAATGCGGCTTACTGGTGGACGCTTGCCGATCCGTCATATGTTCCGGCGATTGCCGTGGGCTTCTTGAATGGTCAGCGTGAGCCGGAGCTGTTCCAAGAGGTTGCCAACAGCGGCTCGAACTTCACGGCGGACAAGGTGAGCTACAAGGTGCGCCACGACGCCGGTGTGAAACCGGTGGATCATCGCGGCGTGTACGGTTACATCGGCTAAACTTCTCGGCTTAGGTGGGGGTCGGGTTCTTGAAGCGAGCCCGCTCCCGCCGCCGAGATCAAACTACAACGAGAAGGAACAACCCCGATGGGAAAGACTCGATTCAGCGATATTCCCGGCCCGATTCCGTTCATCGCACGCATTCCGTCGCATGCGGCGGCAACGGCGACGGAGGAATGGCCGGTTTTCCGTGCGCCCTTCGCATGCACACTGAAGAAGCTCGACATCGTGCCGCAGGCAGCTGTCACTGGTGACAACACCAACCGCACGAACTTCAACATTCTGAACAAAGGAGCGTCCGGTTCCGGCACGACCGAGGTCGGAAATCTCGATCTCGCCTTGGGAACGAATCTCACGGCATTCGACTCAACGAACCTTCCACTCAACGCGACGTATGTGTCGGGCGTTGTGCTCGCCGAGGGAGACGTGGTCACGATCCAACACGAGAAGGTCGGGACCGGTGTGCTCGTGCCCGAGTGCCTCATGTATCTCGAAGTCAATCCGGCCTAATCCGCAATGCCGAGCATTCTGAAGGTCGAGAAGGTTGCGTCAGGCGTCGTGCTCAACGACGGCCAGACCAGCTACAATTGCCGTCCGGTTAACCTGAGCGGTATTGCAGTCGGGAATGGCCCGATGTACTATGCCATCGGGTCAAATTCCGTGGCGTCCGGCACTTTCAGCGGAACACTGAACGGCGCGCTGACCGAATCGGATCTCGGAGACAACGCGCGGCGCATCGTCGTGGACAGTACGCTTTTCGCGACGACAGGTGCCGCAGCGATTACGCGGCAGGAAAAAGGCACGATCTTAACAACTACCACGACACCTGGTTTCACGCCATGGCAGCAGATCGTGCTCTCGCGTGTCTCCGGCGCGGGAACTGCTATTGCCGTTGACGTTTGGGCAGTCTGGAAGGAGGACGTGTGATGAGCCATACTCCGTTCCTCTCCCGTGCCTTTGATGAGGTCGCGAAACCCTTCCTGAAGGAATTCTCGAAGAGTGGCGACGATGTTATCGGTGAATCACTGAAACTCGATGTTACCTCTGTGATCCTCTATGCCAACGCAAGTTCCTGCGAATCCGGCGCGACTCTAAAGTTGGTTCTTCAGACAAGCCCGGACGGCGTCAAATGGTATAGCTCAGGCTCGGAGATCGCGATCAACACTACCACGCTCAACGGCAGAACGGTCGCGCAGAACTGCGGCCAGCATGTGCGCGTCATCACGCAGTACACTGGCACTGGAAAAGTTCGGATCGACACACTGGCGCTTGAGGGGATACCGAAGTGAGTGCGCGGTCGAGCAAGCAGTTTCACTTGACTTCGCTGCAAGTCTTCTTGGACAAGGAAGAGCAAGCTGTCTCCGATGTCCTTGATACGTCGCGCTTCAATTCACTGACGGCCGGTTTCACTTCTGATCAGACTATCAGTCCGGATCGCGGCATAATAGTCATCGAGCATTCTGCCGACGGCCATACATGGATCGAAGCAAAACGCGTGAATGTAGACATGATTCAGAACCCGATACCTGTTGACAACTCGTTTCAAGTTGTCTATTCGCCGATCATGAAGTTCGCGCGTGTTCGAATCGTCAATCCAGTGACTGACTTTGCGTTCACAGTACTCTCCGCATGGGCTGAGGCGAAGACGTGAGCCGCTTGTTCGAAGCACTGGCAAACGAGATTCGTGGTCTCATCAAAGATGGCGACGGCTACGTTTCGGAAGACGAACTTGCGGCGTCGCTTCGCCGTGGAATCGCACGACTCGCCGAAGCCAGACCTCGCCGGATCATCACTGACTTCACCGGCAACGGTAGCGCAAAGGTCTTCACTCTGCCGACCACATTCGAGGCAGGATTCAGCGACGTTGTGAAAGTGCTGTATCCGTTCGACGCGAACGCCGTTGAAATGCCCGAAGATATCGAACTAGCGCGGCTGTCAGTCGTGGATGTGGGTGACGGCACGTTCAAGCTGCGTCTCGACTTTGCACCTGCTGTCAGTAAGAAAGTCCGCATCGTTTTCACCGCTCGCCATTCGATGGACGACCAAGGCAGCACAATCAAATCCGTGTCAGACGAGGACGCGGTGATCCACTGGGCGGCAGCCGAATGCCTGCGGATCATGGCGGCCAAAGCAATCGGCGTGGGAGACTCGTTGCTTGGCGCAGATACCGTGAGCTATCAGTCGCGCTCCAGTCAGTACAAAAGTCTCGCGGATTTCTACGAAGAACAATCCGGGCTGAAGATGATTCCCGGTTTCGTGTTCAACCGCGTGACTATGACGACGAACGAAGGTCTCCCCTACTTGACACACTGAGGCAGCCGTGGCGGAACAGCCGCTCAAGATAGACATCATCATCCGGCCACCGATTGACACAGTCATTCCGGCAGACTTGCAGGATTATGCGGGTCGGCAAATGGAAATAGCCATGCGGAAATCGACTCTGGCTGTGCACGGTGAAGTGGTGAAGCGAACGCCGCATGCTTTCGGCATCTTGCGAGCCTCCATTTTACCTGAGACAGTCGTAGATAACACTTCTATTACCGGATACGTGTCCACTGCGCTTCCGTATGCGGTGCCCGTCGAATACGGCAGCAAACCGCACTGGACGCCAATTGGCCCGTTGATGCTCTGGGCACAACGCAAGCTCGGGGACTACCGGATTGCATTCCCGGTGCAGAAAGCCATTGCCAGGCGCGGGACGAGGGCACACCGCATGTTCCAAGAGGGATTTGAAGTTGCGCTCGGTCATGTACAGAAGATCTTCGAGACAGTTGTGGACAAGATCGAAAAGCGTTGGAAGAGTGGCAACTAATGCCCGCAGCCTATCTCGACATCGCCAATCAGATCACTTCTCGCCTTGCTGCGGTGCCGAATGTCGGTCGCGTGCATCACTATCAGCGCAACCTCAACGCGCTCGAGACAGTCAAGGCTGAATTCTTCGATCACAACCTCGGTCGAATCGCCGCTTGGACGTGCTCCCGCGAATCATTCACTGACACGCAGTCCAGCAACATTGAGAATACTCGTGTTTTCACGTGGGTCCTGCGCGGCTACATGAGTGTCGAGGATTCACAGGCTACCGAGGTGCTGTTTCAGCAAGTGATTGACAACATCTGCGAGGCATTTAGACCGCAAGACGACTTAGGAGATACAGTAGAACTGATTCAACCGGTACAGGCGCGCACCATCGGCTACAGCATGCTCGGCAAGCCCGACTCCGGCATCCTCTGCCACTCCGCAGAGCTCGTCCTGCAAGTGCAGGAATTCTACCAGAACTGAACTGTCAAGGAATACTTGACAGTTCAACTTGTAAGGAATTCTTACCAGTTGCGCTGAATCTTAAGAGGAACCAATGGCCGTAGGAACAGCCACCGGATACTCCGGAATCCTGGGTGCGGTTAAGGAAGCCACCTTCCGCACCCCGGTCAATATCAACACGCGGATCCCAGTCATCTCCGAAAGCATCAGTGATGCGATCAAGATGATTGAACAGGAAACGCTCATGGGCTACCCGGGCCGGGACATCCTTGACGCTGGCCCGATTTCCGTGACGGGTTCCGTTGATACCGAAGTGCGTTTCACAACGGCGAACAGCGGACGCACGATCTTCTTCGGCAACGACCTACTCGTCGCGCTCGCCATGGGCGCTTGCACATGGCACGCCGGGTCCAGCACGAACATACTCAAGCTGAACGACGATCAGGACAAGTTCGGGACGATTGCGATTCACAAGAAGATCGCAATCTGGGAATTCGTGTCGTGCTTCTTCAAGGGCTTCAAGTTCAGTGGCAAGGCGGGGGAAATCTGGAAGACCTCGTTCGATGCTGTGGCTTACAAGGTGACGCGCGGCGATCCGTCCAGTGGCGGCCAACAGAACAAGCAGGCGCAATTCGACGCGCTGAATATCACGGCAGGCAAGCGCGCGCTTTTCGGTGACAGCACGTTCATTCTCGCACCGGCGGGCACGGCATGGGGCGGCTCGGAGAACAACTACCGGCTCGGTCTTGGCGAATTCGGCTTGAACTATGAGAGCGGCCTCACCGATCCGGAATTCAGTACTCCTGACGCCGCAGGAAGCCACACCGACGCGAGCCTGACCATTCAGCCGGTACGAGGCGGCTTTCGCAAAGCCGAACTGGAATTCACACTGCCTCGTTACCAAGACCTCAGCGGCGGTGCGTATCAGTGGGGCTCGCAATTGCTGGCGTGGAAGGACGCGCAGACTCCTCTGCAACTCGTTGGAACGATTCAGCCAAGCGGAGACAGCACGCGAATCGTCAAGGCGATGTGCCCGTATCTCATTATCACTTCGATAGACGCCGCTATTGGCAGCCCTGCTCCGGCTTCGATGAAGGTGAAAGCCTCATTGCTTCGTGGCGCGGGACGAAACACGGTAGTCACCGACGCGGCGGGTTCCTCGATTGCCGAGGAATTCCAAATCGAATTTAAGAACAGCAACAACACGTCGGCAGAGTACGGTCGCAATGCCGCGATCTTCTAAGGAGTAACTATGCCCGGCGTCGCGCTCGGATACAATTCCAAGGCGGCTCTTCGCATTCGCAGCCGCATCAACAAGAATGATGTTTGGAACGCCAATGCTGAGCCGTTCTGGATTCTGGGCAAGCACCACCAACTTTGGCTCGAAAGCGAAAGCATCGCTGAGGAACTGAAGCATCTTGCTGATGAGTCGCTGACCGGCAAGGCGGGTTTCGACACGCTCGACTTGGTGTCTATGCTGTCCGGCGGCTCGCTGAACGTCAACGGCTTCTTCTATGGTCTTGACCAGCTTCTTGCTATGGCGATGGGCTACGAACGAATCCGCAACGACGCCGCTTACGAATCCCCGTCGTTCGACAAAGCCTTCAACAACACGGTCAAGACTGGAACGACGACAACCGGTTGCACGGCGACTCGTATCATCGCAAACGCCTCGGTCTTCGCGGCGGGCGATGTCGGGAGCTATATCCGGCTTGAGAATGCTGGCGCGTCGTGCAATACGCTCGATCAGGTGCGGCGCATCACCAACTATGTGAGCGGGACAACGGTGGACGTCTCGCCCGCCCTGGACACAGGCGGCGGTTCCGGTTGGTACAGCTACGGAGCAGTTCCCGGTTCCGGAATCAACTTCCGCGTGGCGCGTGTGTTCACGCATACGTTCGAGGTCTCGCGGAACTTGCACGCCGAGCAGTTCACCGATCTCGGTATTGGGGCAAGCAACTGGGCAAGCGCCGAGAACACGGCGAACCGGTGGATCGCCCGCGAGGCGACGCTATCGATCTGGAAGAACATCGCCTTCTGGACATTCCTTCCGGTGATGATCAAGACAGTGACGTTGAAACTCGACGCCAACGGTCTCAAAGTCGCCGCAGAATTCGTCGCTCGTGGATTCAACAACACGAACGAGGACGGGCAGATTCACACGCTTTGGGGCTTCTGCCCGATACCTGCATTCGTCAAGGAACGCGCCCTGTTCGGTGACTTCTCCTTCAGCCTTGACTCGTTTAGCACCTCTGCGTTTCCCGAAACCAAGTATCCGATCTCAACCTTCGAGATCGCCATTGACAACTCACTTGAAACGGATACGATCACGGTCGGCAATATCGTCCGCGACGAACCCGTGCGCGGTGGGTTTCGCAAGATCACCGGTTCGATTGCGCTCCCTCGCTACAAGGATCAAGTTCTTGAAGACTACTGTCGCAATCAGACAGACCTCATGGGAGCGCTGAAGGCTGCAGGTGGGATCAATCTGGTGGATTCCGGTGGCACGGTCAACCATGAGCTGCGCGTATTCATGCGTCGTCTGAAGCTGACCAAGCAGGACACGCCGGTCAGCGGCCCCGCCCCGCTCTCTCAGAAGTACACCTTCCAATGCCTTCAGCCGACTGCGGGCAACAGTTTTAACATGCCGACACCCAGCACGGGCATGGAGAACGGCGAGATCATCATTCAGACGGTGAATCAGAACCCCTACAACGCTTTCATGAACCAATGTCAGGAGTGACATGCAAACCGGACTAACGCTCGTTCAGGGCAAGAAAGAATACTGTTATGAACTCGGCAACGGCGCGCGGGTCTTCTACCGGCGTATTCCGTTGCCGATCTTCGTAAACCTCGTGCGCACCAATCTCGTTGACGACCGCACGGGCAAGACCGACTGGCAGAAGGTCTCCGAAAATGGAGCGCTGTACGCGATCACTCGCTGGGAAAACGTGTTTGACGAGGACGGCACCACACCCGCCGAATGCAGCGACGAGAACAAGCTGATGCTGCCGGTGCAGGTCATGGGCGCGATCTTCGGCAAGGCGATTGAACACCTGCCGACGAACGCTGACGAAGCGAAGCAGTACGCGCAAGAACTGACCGGCGAGGATGCTGCCGACCCTTTAGCGACGACGGAGAGCGCGCCGACGGAATAAGGCGCGGCGGGCAGCTTCAGCAGTTCGTTGAGCTACAGTGCGCGTTTCAGTGGAACTACTGTCCTAACTGTTACGATAGCTACCGCGAAGACGGGCGGCTGCCACCGTGTATGGCGAACTCAGACGGGCGCTGCAAATACACACTGGAGCCGCCGTTTTTTCTCTCCGAAAGTGAACGATTGGCATGGGATGTCTTTCAGGATGTGATCAGCTATTCCGGGCCGGACACCTTGAAACTCCCCGGACTGGACAAACTTGACTGGGTAATCAACCACCGCATGTTGCGTGAAATGCTCGGCGAAGACCGCACTTATCAACTGATCGAGACCGTGCGATACATCGCCAGTGTGATTCGACAAGACCTCATCTCCAAGAGACAGACTGAATCGTGAGCGACAAGGTACTCGGAATCATCCTCAGGGCACAGGCCGATATCAACAAAGCTGTTGACGACCTGAAGTCCGGAATGAAGGACGCTGAACGGCAGGCGACAACGTCTGCCAAGAAGACGTCCGAGGAGTACGAACGCTCGTTCGAGAAGATTCGCAATGCGGGTGCGGTTGCGTTCGCGGCGTTGTCTGCCGGAATCGGATTCGCGGTCAAAGAGGCGGTTGAAGCTCAGTCCGGTCTGGTGCGCGCGCAAGCGGCGGTTGAACTGAACGGCAAGTCGTGGCAGCAGATGGGAGACCGGGTGCAGGCTGCCGCCGCTCGCATTCAGGAAACCACCCGCTTTACGGACGATGAAGCGATTGCCGCATTCACGCGACTGACACTCGTAACGGGCGATTCAGAGGCCTCGCTCGCATTGCTGGCAAAGACGACCGACATCGCGGCGGTGACGGGCGACAACCTCGAAAGCGTGGCGCAGCAGATCGCGCTCGCGATGGACGGGCAAGTCGGGCGACTCGGCAAGCTCGTTCCCGGTCTGCGCGACATGAACAAGGTGCTCGGTGAAAACGCCTCGGCTGAAGAACGACTGAAGTTCATCACGGACGAACTGAGCAAGGGGCTTGGCAACTTTGCGGAGAAAGAAGCGAAATCGGCAGCCGGTCAGCTTCTCATGGTTAAGAAGCAGATCGGAGAGGTGGGAGAATCCATCGGTACGATCATGCTGCCCATGGTGCTCGACATGGCGAAGAAAGTCGAGAACGTGGCGCGCGCGATCAAGGCTTGGACGGAAGAACACCCGGGACTGACAAAAGCCATTCTCGGTGCCGGGTTGACCGTCAGTGGATTCCTGCTGGTTGTGGGTGGCGGCGCGACGGTCATTCTCAAGACTAAGGCCGCTGTGGACGCGCTGAAAACGTCCATGTTGCTGCTCAAAGTCCTGAACCCGGAATGGCTTGCGATAGCCGCGCTCGCAGCTGGAGCCGGAGTGATGGCCTACGCAATCGGCGACGCCATGACTGCCGGAGCGAAATGGCAGACCGAACTTGATAAGCTAAGCAAGGAACTCGGCGGCACGGCAGACGACTACCAGCGGCTTGCGAATAGCATCAGTCAGTTCGATCCCGCCGAAGTTCAAGAGAAGTTTCCGAAGTACATCGAAATCATTCGTGCGGCACGTCAAGCGAACCTTGACTTTGACGCTTCGATGCAGATCGCGAGGGATACTTCCGGCGATCTGGAGAAGGCGCTTGCGATCATCGCTGCGCGTGCGGCAATGGTGCAGGCAGAGGCGACAACGGGTGCGGCGTCAGTCGAAGACCTGAGCAAGAAGTTCGACTTCAAGCCGATCAGCGAATACAATCGCGAAATCGCATACTTGAGGGAGGTGATCCAAGGCTCCACCGATCCAGCGGTGATCGGGCAGGCGAAACAGGCACTGCAAACGCTTCAAGACGAGCTCGAAGAACTCCGCACGGGCGGCCAGCAGACGGCACAGTTCTTTGAAGATACCTTCAAGGCCGCGATGGAGTCCGGCATGGGAGCAGCCGAAGCCACAGCTCTCGCCCGCACTATGCCTTCGCTGCCTGCCGTCGAGATCGAAGCAAGCTCGCCCGGAAAGATACTTGATCTTGAACTGACGATGCAGCAGGAAGCGAACGCCGCCAAACTCGCGGAGGACAGGCGGGCAGCGGCTCAGCGCGTGGCGATTTGGGAGCAAGCTATGTCCGCCGGTGTGGATGCAGAAGTCGCGGCGCAGATCATGATGACGAGCACGAGCGCGGAACAGGCCGAAGCACGGCTCACCAACTATCAGCGCGAGTACGAAGCCTTCTTGTCGAACACGCAGGCGATGCAGGATGCCTTCGCAACCGGGATGAACACCATTACGGATGTTGAGATGACCGGCAAGGAACGGCGAGAGGCAATCTGGAACAGCTTCAAACAGTCTGCCACTCGACAGATTACAGAGATCGTAACGAAGCATGTTTGGGGAGAGATGGCTAAACGTGCTGCGATGATCGCCACCGGCATGGTGCAGAAGACCACGGCGGCGCAGTCTGCCGCCGCCGAAAACGTTTCCGTATTGAAGACATTGGCCAATCTCGCCAAGACGATTGCTGCGAAGGTGTATGGCTTCTATGCGAGTTTCGGGCCCTTCGGAATTCCGCTTGCCGCCGCGACAATCGCCGCAGTTCTGGCGGCTATTCGCGCGATCAAGTTTCAGACAGGCGGTGTCGTACCGGGATCAGGCAGAGGTGACCATGTGCCTGCAATGCTGGAGCCCGGCGAATTCGTGGTCAATCGCGGAGCTACTGAAAGGTACCGCACGCTGCTTGAGCAAATCAATTCCGGCCAGAAGGGCAGTTGGCTGATCGCGGCCAAACTCGCCGCTGGTGGAGTAGTCCGTCGCAACGTGGCAACCACGCCCGCTGAGTATGCCTATGCGGATCGCGTAGCGCGGACGGAAGCACAGATCGCCCAGGCTTTCGCGTCTGGTAGTGCCGCGCTTTCGCCGGTCGAGCAGAACAACGTCAGCATGACCGTGCACCTTGACCGGGATGCGGATGAACGCGATGTATCCCGGATCAAACATCTGGTCGATACGTGGGTCGTGGAATCGGTCGAAGCGGCGATTGACAGAGGCGCATTCCGGCGGAGGTTTGCGTTCGCATGATCTTCACCTACAGCGCCACAACTGTTACGCTTCCCGCGAACAAGTTCAACAACCAGTATCCGGGTTTCAAGCATCAAGTGGACACGCTGACTGCGACTGACGGTCAAGTCGTCACTTACGCAGGTGCGTTTGCCGAGACTTTCATCAACGTCCGGCTGAACCTCAAGAACAGCCAGCGCTCCGCACTTCGCTCATTCTTCATCAGTACCGTTTACTGGTCTGCCCTCGAATTTCAAGTGACTCCCGACACCGGCATTGATCTCGGCAACGGAGTAAACCAGCCGCTCTACGTCCGGCTCTGGCAAGATACCTATGCTGAGGTTCCGATTGCCTACGGAATCTGGGAGGTTGCCTTCGTGCTGCGCGGCCTCGTGCCGCCGGGAGGTCCATAAGTGGCGCGGTCTCTTTCGTCCAATGTATCGACCGGAATCCAGGGCGGGGCAGTTGTTCCGATCTGGCTGATCAAAGTCACAGCACGCAAGAAGAGCGATGGCACGACTGTTGACTTCAAGTGGAGCACGTCGGCAGATAGCGGTGTTTCAGAGTTCACGACGGGCCGTATCGCCGAAGGCGGTCTGAAACCAGTCAAGTTCCGGTGCGATGTGACCTATGGCGGCAACATCGCCGACGTGGATCCGTGGAGCTTCGATCTGCTCAATGGCGACGCCTACTGGTCAAACACACTTGTCGGCTACCAATTCGAAAACAGACCTGTGGAGCTCCGCCTCATCTACCGTGGAGTGGCCGGAGTCTCGTGGGCGAATGCGGCGAAGATATTCACCGGCTACACGGAAGACATTGACGTTACACCAACGAAAATCAGTTTCTGTTGTGTCGGGAGTTGGCACGCCGTGCATCGCGAGATTCCGAAGGAATTGCTCGCGGGAATTAGTTCCATCGAACTCATCAAGGGTAAGCAGGGGATTCCGAAACAGCTTGTCTATGGCAGCTTCGACTACAGGCGAATCAACCGGGACGGCATGGCCTACTATCCGGATACGCTCTACAACTACACTGGGCTCCGGGATGTCTGCAAGTTTGCGCTGATCTCAAACAAGGAACTCTTGTACGCCGATCACGAATTGCACACACCGCATCTGGGCTATTCTGAAATCATTGCTGACGAGGCAACCATTCTTTTCTTCAAGAACGAGCCTGTCGTCAATGGCGTCGTGGAAACAAGGGCAAAGACCAGCATATCAGCCGATTACTTTCATGGTGAAAAGGGCTATCACGGCCAATCGATCAATAGACTGTTCCACGTAGATAATCTCCGGCACGTTCCAGAGGTTGACTCGGCGCACAGTTCGATTCAGAATCCGACGAACTGCACCGACGAGTCCATCACCAACTACGCATCGTTCACGCAAACCGGTTCCAGCACAAATTGTCTGAAGCTCATCTTCCGCGAGAAAAGCGGTATGGGCGGTGTGCAGTGGGTTAACATGCTGATCACGGCAACGCGCGATGGAGACGACTCGCTGAATTATGAAATCAGCATGGCGGGCAAGACTACAATCACCGGATCCGTGACAGCGTGGGGATCGAGTAATTATCACTTCGTTAATCTGAGCTCGTGGAATAATGATCCGGTTGGCAGTGATCCGAACGTGCTCGGTGCAGATGTGGTCGTGAAGCTCTGGGGAACGCAAGTTGGCGGCGCGTTCGGCAATATATACTTGCACCACATTGCACTGAACAATCAGCGCTATGCGACAGGCAGTCAGGACGGACGACGCGCGGAATCGGGTGAAGGCTTCGCGTGCGTGAAGGGCCGCAAGTTCAACGCATGGATTGATGCGCCGAATCACTCGAACAGTTCTAATGCAGGCGATCTGATTCAGAACCCCGCCTACATCGTTGAATCTCTCTTGGTGGACGAGTGCCATCAAACCCCAGCGAACTTGTCGCGCGCGATCAGTTTCAACAGCGCGGCGGGACTGTTCTGCTATCACAATAGCCTGCTCGCACTGACGAGCAAGTTCACGTTTGCCTGCTGGGTGTACTTGACATCGGCTCCGGCCAGCGTATGCCCGTTGATTCAAAAGAGCGGCACCACCGCTTGGCCGTACCGCTGGGCAATCGGGTCAGACCGCAGGCCGTTTGCAGCAGTCGGGAATGGAACCACGCAGACGTCTTTCACAGCCACGAATGCGATTCCGCTCAGCACGTGGACGCACATCGCGGTGATCTACGACGGCAGCGCGATCTATCACTACATGAACGGCGTCCTGAACGGATCGTTGTCGGTATCGCAAGCGGTTGCCGACGGAGGCTTCGATTTCTGGATAGGCTTCAACGGATCCGTCTACGCGAATTGCCGCGTGGACGAACTGAAGGCCTGGGGGACTTCTAAGAACGGCACTGACATCGCCAACGACTTCAACAGCAACAACGGTTTGTTCGGACAGCCCGAGGAAGATCTGATCCTCTTGTTTCACTTCGACGAGGGTCAAGGGCGGGACATACGCGATTGGTCGGAATCCGGGTTGCGATTCGGCTTATCTCCGGCCAGTGGTGCCAGCTTCGTAACCGGAAAGGTTAACTCGCCGCAGAATATCTATGAGTCGAGCTTCGACGGGTGCGCCTCTGCGCGTAGCGGTTGGAACTTCGCAGGAACGGTTTCCGAGAATCGCAACAGCCGCGATATCATCAAGGACATCTGTTTCGAAGCCGGACTCGCCTACATGACGCGCTCGGACGGACTGGAGGGACTTGCCCGGATCGAACCGACGACATCCATGGGCACCGTTGTTTCAAGCAACATACTCATGGATCGCAGCGGGAAGAAATCCACGCTGACCGTTGGTCGTGCCAAGCAGCAGGATGTTTACAACGAGTTCGTCCTGAAATACCGCAACATCGGCGGCGAGTTCGACGGTGTCCGCTATGTGATCAATGCCATGGCCGGACAGTATTCCGACCGGTGCAGCAACCTGTCCACCGAGGGTGACACCTATTGGCAGAAGTGCCGAAACTGCTACGAAGAGATCAACACCGTCCGACGGTGGGTGTACGAGGCTAAATGGATCCGCGAGGATGCAACCGCCGAGGCGTTTCTCAAGTTCATGATCGCACGTTTGTCACGTCGGCCCTGGACTGTGAAATACGAGACATCGTTCAAGCGCCTTGCCGACGAAATTCTTGACAACTGGAAAATCAACGTGAGTGATCTGCCGACCGGAATTCGCGGCGTCGTTCACTTTAAGCTCATCGAACAGACGATTGACCCCGGCACGAATCGCATCAGCGAGACGTGGGTTGACGTCGGCACGTAGGAGGTAGCAGATGGAACGGGCATTCGGAACCGAATTGGTTATCCTTGGCGCGGTGATTACCGTACTCTGGTCAATTACGGTAATGCTCGCCACCGCGTGGGCGCGCGATGTCATGCGTCAGCTTGAGAGCATCAATGAGCAACTCGGAGATGTCTTACAGCGCCTTGTCCGCGTGGAAACGAATTCGGAATCCCAACGGCAGGACTTGGCCGAAGCCCGTGACGGCCTCAAGACTGCGCAGGCGCGCATAGACAGACTGGTCAACTCAACCGAAAAGAGGTGATCCATGCTCAAGAAACTCTGGCAAACATTCGACGGCAAGAAGCTGTGGACGGCGGTCTCCATCGCCATCGGTTACGGCGTTGGCGTCGCACGAGCCAAATACCCGCTCTTGCCCTGGGACGAAGTCATCATTCCCATACTCTTGTGCTCGGCGTGATTGGGGCCGGGCACAAGGTTGTCAAGGCCCAATCACCGAAATAGGAGAAGATCGC